CCGTACGTGGCGCCTCGTGTCCGCGGTGAGCGGCAACCGTTACCTGGTGGTCAACCTGCGGACGGGGCGTGTGCTGGTGCTGGAGCACCGGAGCTTGACCAACCTGTACTGAGTCCACAGTGGACGCGCAACCCGGGGCCCGAACCGGCCGCCGGGTTCGCGTGCTGCCCGGGAAACCGTGACCTCGCTGTGACCCAACCACGTTACCCAGGTGGTAACGTGGTCCTCAGCAAGCCACCAGGGAGCAGGGAGACCACGATGGACGCCAAGAGCCGCGAAACCCTCCGCAATGCCGCGCTCGCCGCCTCGCAGGACGGCCACGCACGCTGGCAGCAGCGCGTCACCGGCGAGCTCCCCACCGACCCGCGGCCGCCGGTCACCCGCAAGCCCCGGGGCACGTCTGCCGCGCAACAGGCGGAGGAACTCACCGGCCTGCTCACCGAGAAGGTGGACCGGCTGCGCGAGGCCACGGAGACGGAGCTGCGGCACTACCTCGGCAAGGCCCTGGCCGACCTCGCCGCCGACACCGGCGCCCGGATCGCCGAGGTGCAGTACGACGGCGAGCGCAGCGAGGTCACCGACGCCTACCGCGCCGGCCTGCTCCTGGCCGCGCGTCTGGTGGCCGACCCCACGTTCGACTACTGACCGGTACGCGGGTCCGTGGCTACGGCCTCGGGCCCTTCGTTATGTCCCTGTCACCCAACCACGTTACCCAGGTGGTAACGTGGCTCGCAGCACGCCCCCCGATCACGGAGGTCACCATGATCCTGTTCGCCGTCCTCGCGTCGCTCATCGCGACCACCCTGTTCGAGCTCCCCGTTTCCCCGGCCTACCACGCTCACCGGCTGCTGGCCGGTACCCGGCGGCAGTACCGCGTGGCCTGCCTCGCCTGGTGGCTGCGGTTCGCGGCTCCGGTTGGCCGGGTGCGCGACACACGCCTCGCCTGGGCCCGGGCCCGCTACGTCGTCGAGACAGCGACGCGATGACGCTGGTGTGGATGGTCACCGGCTCCGGCACCTGGCTCACGGCCCGCCTCGGGTGGAACGTGGCCGGGTGGCTGTACCGGGTACGGACCGGAGCGGCAGCCGGGCGCCGCGAGGACCGCCGGAGCGTGGCACCGTGAGCCCCTGGTTCCGCCGTAGCTCCGCGCCCGGCGAAGGTGACGACGAGCAGCAAGCCAACCTCGACCGCGCTGCGGAGGCGGCCGGCGAGGCACGCAAGCGCCGTGGGCAGGACTGGCGCCGCGGCGAGAACGAGCGCGCGGCCCGTGAGGAACCGCAACCACCGGACACGCCTCACCCATAACTCCGTTTCTGAACAGCGTTACCAAACCCCGTCACGGGCTCCCTGTGGCGGGGTTTCGTCATGCCCGGGGGAGGGCCGTGTCAAGCCCCCTGGGGCGCGTGTCCCCGGGCAGTACGCCCCGGTGGGGTGGCCAACGCCGACGCCGGGAGACACGGGCCCCCAGGGGCGCGCTCCGGGCGCGGGAGGCGGGGTGCCGGTGGCCTGCGTAGCGCGGGAGCGGAGGCGCACGGCGTGGGCCGGTGTGCGGTACGGGATGTACCCGCTACCCGAGGGCCCCTGGGAGGGGTGGTCACCAGGAGCAGGGGCTCTGTGACGGGTGCTCACTCTGGGTACACGGGGGCGCAGGGTAACGGGACGGTGTGCTCTTACCGAGGGGCGTGCTGCACAGGGCCGGTGGGACGGGGGTGTCCTGGTGGCGTGGTGCGTAGAGGCGTGGATATGGGGTGCTCAGGGGCGGGTTACGTTTTGCGGCGCCTCTTCTCTGCCCTCTCCACGACGGTCCATCTGTTCATGTGCGCAGGTATGCATATCACGCCACGTGCACCATGTATCTACGCACCGTGGCCCCTGGTGGCTACTCTACGCACACATATGCATGTGCATATAGGCACGCACAGTGATCAAGGTGAGGCGTGCCTCAGCTCACGCTCCGTGCACGCGCCGGCCGCTAACCGGAGGGCCCCTCCCCCGTCGAAATGTTCAAGATCGGGTGAGCTTTGGCCTGCTCAACTTTCCTGCGCGCCAAATTTCTCGATTTCTGGCTAGTTGATCTTGATCCAGGCGCCTGTTGACTCGTTTTCCGACCCGAATCCAGCGTAGTTTCGTCAGATTTCGGCTAGCAGCGCTAGCGTTCACCGGCGCACCGATGCGACCTGCGATGGCGCACGTTTTCAAGATCATGGCGCACCGGGACGGCGCACCGTATTTCGTCACCAAATCGGGAGCGCTGAGTGGCTCGAGGAGCTCCGGAGCGCCGGCGCGGGTGTTCCGGGGCCCTCGGGTCGGGTTTCGCGGCTCTCCGTGACGCTGAACCCCGGGAATCGAGCTTCTGGAGTCAGGTAGCTCGGCCGGAGATGCTGATTCCCGGGGCTCATCTGCACGTGTAACTACGGAACCCGTCTCCGAGGGTCCTGATACCGGAGACGTAGTTCCAACGGCTCTCAGAGGCGCTGAAGCGGTTGCCTCTGATGCCCGGCCTGGATGGCGACAGCGGAACACGCACCGGCGTACCTCGCCCAGCCGTCGCTAGAGCCGGATCCCCGCGCCCAGCCGGCTCGCTGAACCGCCGAATCCAGCTCCGGATCTCGTCCCGGACCCGTGTCGCGTCGATTCGAGGCCCGAATCTGGTTGAACGTTTGATGAGCCTCGCGTGTGTACGCGTGACGCGCACGGCGCTTCGCGCTTCCTCACGCTCCGGGGAGTCGCTGACGCTCCTCCCCTACGGCGAGAGCGGTGATGAGGCCCATGATCGGCGCACCGTGTTTACTGCGCACTTCCGGCGCACCGCTACGACCTGGGGAATGTCCGATTTTTCAAGATCATGGCGCACCGTGGCGCACCGGCGGCGCACCCCCGGCGGCGCACGGTCAACTTCAGGTTGACGATTCACTCTCTGCAGCCGGGCGATTACAAATCACGGTGCGCCGCGAAAGTGCGCCGCCGGTGCGCCGCGTTTTCGGGCATTTCAGACATTCGCCAGGTCGCCACGCTGCGCCGCCCGTGCGCCGGAAGTGCGCCACGGTGCGCCTCACCCATTCGGAGTAACGCGAAAACGGCCCTAGGTCTAGACCAATTTTCGGGTGATTTGTCCGAGTTCTAGGCCTAGGAAGGCATGAAAAAGGACCCGGGAACGTGCAGAACTCCCGGGTCCCTCGTAAACAAGCTGGCCCGACCATGGACCGCAGACACGAGAAAGGGCCCTCGTCCCGGTACAGCACGAAGACCCTTCCCCCGAGGTGACTCGTGAAGAGTCTCCGCAGACCAGGTTACCGATGGCGCCGACGCCGCTGGAACCAGCCCCAGGCATACCCTCCGGCCAGCAGGATCACGCCGGCCACGGCAAGCAGGTCATGCGGCCAGGTGCCGCTCACAGGTCGACTCCGTCCAGCTCGTGCAGGGACCGCCCGGCCGGGGTCAGCTGGTACCGCCGGACCTCGCCCTCGGCCGCGGGAAGCGCCTCGATGAGTTTGCGTTCGTAGATCGCGGCGAATGCATCGCGCCAATGATCCCAGGCCTGTCGAGGTACCGGTGGCACCGGTTCTCCTGCAGCTACTTCCAGGACTTCGTTGAAGTACAACGGATGGTTCGCGCCAGCGAAAACAGCCAGAATCCGCTTTTCGTACTCCGCAGACTTGACACCCGAGGTAAGCTCAGACGCGTCTGCGCTTACCTCGGCACTTTTAGCCTGGTTTTCCCGGAACTTTTTCTTGAGCGATTCCCAGCGCATCAACGCACACTGCACCTCGTTCAGGAGCGCGGCGTCCGCCGGACTAATGACGCGCTCTCCCGGCTGCATTCGCGTCCAGCCCTTGGTCACCAGGTTCTCGGCCGCGGTCCGGTAAGCATCGAATCCGCTGTGCAACAGGCGCTGTTTCTGGAGCCGGCAGAGATCCTCGACGAGTTCGTCGGCGTCCCGCTGCGCCCGGTCGATTGCCTCACCCACGGTGAACACTCCTCGCGTCGAATGAACACGGACAGTGATTATCGGCGCCCAGACCCACGTCACGGATTGTGACGGAACAGCCTGATCCGTCCTCGTAGTGCGAGCTGGACAGGTGGTGGCAGCTTGGGCACCGCGCCGGTGGCGTGTACGCCTTGTCGGCGTCGTCCAGTGCGTCCGCGACGAGATGCTGCGCGCACCGTGGCCATCCGCGTTCCGACCGACCGACGGCGGGCTTGCTCACCGGCGGTTCGAGCGCGCTGCAGGTGCCGCACGGGACGATGTCGCCGGTCTCGTCGGTGACCACCACGGCGGTCAGGTCCGCGTCGAGGGTGTCGCCGAGGGTCCACAGGTGTTCGACCTCGGCGGCCAGGATTTGCGAGGCCTTGACCAGCGCCTCGAGAGGAACCGGATCGTTGGTCGTGTTCGTGCTCGTGATCAGCTCGAGCGCCCGCGTGACCTCGGACGTGTACTTCTCGCTGGCCGGCAGCGTACGCGGCATCCGGAGCCGGAGCGTCTGCTTCAGCGCCATGACGTCGTCCGGATCCGGGCCGATTGGCCGGGTCTTGGTGAAGAACTTGCCCAGCAGCTCAAGCGCTCGCTCGATTCGCTCGTCGCGCTCCCGGATCGTGCGGCAGGCTTGCTCGTACGCCCAGATCGTCGGGTACCGCGGCGCGACGTCCGGGATCTCGGCCAGCACCGCGCGCAGGTCTTCGTCGGTGATCCGGCGATCGCCACCCCGGCCGTCGGCGATGTGCGTCGCCCAGTTCCGGGCTCCGGCCCCGGTGCGGCCGAGGTCGAGCAGCTGCACGAAGTGTATAACGTTATACACACCCTCGGGCAGCTTGCGCTCCGGAATCGGACCGGGCACTTGCCGCGTGACGTGGCCGGGGACCTCGCTCATCTGTGTCAGCACCGGCCGCAGACCGGCCTTTCGCCGGAGCCGGTGCAGCATCCGCGGCATCTCGGCGCGCGGGAACGTGGGAAACGGCTCGATGTCCGGGACGTCGATGGCCTCCATCACCAGCTCGTAGACGCCGGTCTCGGTGATTTCGAAGCCCCGGATTTCCGGGTCCCAGGTGAACTGGATCAGCTCGTTGTCGCGGTATGGGGCGTGCAGCCGGCTCCGGACACCGCGCTCGTACAGCGCCTCGGCCAGCATCTCGAGGCCGGCGCGGGTATACGGCGCGGAGAGCCCGGATCTGCCGAGGTCGTGAACGAGCTGCATCAGCTCGAGCGCGCGGTAGGGATTGTCGGTAGGGGTCATGGTGTCCTCGTGACGGTGGTGAGTTTGCGGACCTGCAGCACGCCGTCGACGATCCGGCGACCGTACAGGTGGTCGGGGCAGTAGTAGAACCAGAACTCCCGTGGCGAGTGCTGGTTGGCGCGGTTGAGCTTGGCCACTGGTACGCCATCGCACTGCCGGTGCGCGGGCCGGCCGCCGCGGCAGGCGTATCCCGGGGTCGGCTGGTCCAGCAACACCCACCGCGGACTCGTCTCGGGCATCCAGACGTACTCCACGCCGGGCGGCGCGTTGCGGTAGTCCTTGTAGTCGGTCAACCAGGCTTCGGCGTCGGCCAGTTTCCGGCTCATTGTGGCGCCGCGCAGGATTTCCGCGGCCCGCCGGAGCAGGTCGTCGTGCACCGGCTCAGTCACCGGTCGCACACCCTCCGACCCAGTGCCGTCCTTCACGCTTCCAAAGGCACTGTGGTGCCTTTTTCGCGTCCTCGACGGTCCAGCGCCGGCCGTCGGCGAGCGTGCTGTTGAACGCCAGGGCCCCGAATGGTGACAGCGCCACCAGGCCCTTGCAATGGTGGCACTGGGCGCCCGTGAGTAATCGTTTGCCCAGTTCTTCGAGCGCCTCGATCGGTCCGCGCTGACGCTCGACGATGATCCGGGCGCCCTTGTACTGGACGCTGGCGTACCAGTCGGCCTGGTCAGGAGGCACGTCGTCGTGCAGGTAGCCAATGTCCAGGCCGGTCGCGCCGGTCCGTCCGACGAGGTCGACGGTGGCGATCATCGCGTCTTCTTGTTCCGGGGTGAATGGGGCTTTACTCGCCACGGCGGGCCTCCTTGTCCTGCTCGAGCACCCAGCTGATCGCCTGGTTCCGGGCGTCCAGCGACCCGGGCTTGCCGCCGAAGAGCGGGTGCTGGTGCTTCGGCGCGGAACCGTGCACCGCGAGCCAGCGGCCGTCGCCGCCGGCGTGCTCCGGGTCCAGCCACACCCAGCCGATGACCTCGCTCTTGAGTCCGAGCACCTTCTCCGCGTCGTACGGCACGGTCAGCGGGCGGCCGTCCCGCAGCGCGTTCGCGCGTACCCAGGCCTCGGCGCCGTCGCGTGAGCCGAACCGCGGCCGGTTCTGCTCGTTGTCGTCAACGGCCGCGACCCACTCGCGCTCGTGTTCCAGGCAGTGCCGCGACTGCAGCTCCCAGACGTGGCCGATCACCGCGCCATCGGCATCCTCGATCGGCTGTTCCTCGTACCGGTCGTCTTCAGAGATGATCTTGATCTGGGACGGGTCCGTGCCCTGGAGCCAGTCGCTCATGCTCCGCGGGCCGCCGACGTTCTCCCCGAGTCGAACCGGCACCTGCTCGGCGGCCCGTCGGCGCGCGCCCGGGACCCAGCCAGCGTCGACGAAGGCATCGGCCAGTGCCACCACGTGCTCCGCGTGCAGTTTCGCCCCCGTCACCTGCGGAAGCAGACGCCGCAGGTCCGCGGCGAACGCGGCCCGCCACGAATCCACGGTGGTCAGCGCCTCGAGCTGCCCGCCGAGCATGACGAGGCCTTCGCCGGCCGCCGGAATCGATTCGAGAGCCGTCCCGATGACCGGGCCGGCGGCGAAGGCCTTCAGCGCCTTGTCCGTCGTCTGCTTGCCAGCATCACGGCATTCCTGGCACCGGAGGTCATTCGGGTCCGTGGCCGCCCGGGTGCGGTCGTCCAGCTGGCACACGCGGCACGGCACCTGGCCCGGGGTGAGCGGCCCGGTCTCGGCGAGGTCGTCGAACTTCGCCGCGAGCCGGTCCTGTAGACCGGGGTACCGCTGCTCGAGCGGCGATTCGGCGAAGGCCTTCAGCTCCGCGGCCGCGCCGAAGTTGCCCTCGCCGACCTCATCGGCCGCCATCCGGCCCGCCAGCTCGCGCATCTCGGCGTTCGGTTGCCGGAAACGTGCTGCTCGTTCGAGGGCATCTTCAGGTCCGGGCGTGTTGTCGAACAGCTCCGGCACCACCCCGACTGGCCGCGGCACCTCGCCGGACCCGGCGCAGCGGCCGATGCCCGGGAGATCGTGCGCGACCAGCGTTCCGGCAACCAGTGGGTATGACCCGCCGCAGCCATGGCACGGGAAGACCGGTTCCGGTGTTTCTGCAGCCTTCCGGAAGGCATTTGTCGTGTTTTCGTCCATCATTTGTCCTGTTCAGGTGTGGTTTCGCTGGTAGCGGTCCCGTCGGGGCGGAACCCGGTGAAACGGGTGGTCGACACGGGCCCCCGAGCCCGCGACGCCGCGGACCGGGCGGCTTCGGCCCGGCCTGCGTCGGTGATGGCGTACTTCACTCCAGGACTGGGCATCTGCTGACCATGTTCGCCGGTGACGATGAGCTCGCCGACGTCCTCGATCTGGCCGCCGCGGACCAGCTCGTCGAACGCCTCTTTCCAGGCCGCGATCGTCGAGCCGCCGGCCCGCTTACGGGTGTCGCGCGCGGTGCTGATCGCCTTCGTCTTGGACAGCCCCTCGGGCGTGGCCATGAACACGACCAGCAGCTTTTCGCGCTTGGACACCGTCGAGTCGCGCAGGACCTCCGAGTGCTCGGACTCCGGGTCCTCCTGCTCGCGGGCGGTGACGAGGTACCGCATCGGCAGCTCAAGCCGCCGGGCGTCGTCGCGCCAGACCTCGCGGTGAACCCAGTAGCTGCCCGAGGTCTGGCCGGAGACGTCGACGCGCAGGTCCACCGTCGTCCGGCCGGTCGGGTCGTCGGCGTACGGCGCCGCCGGCGTCCACTTGTCGACACCGACGTTGATCAGCACCCGGCCCCACTCGGCCAGGCCCGAGCCCGACCAGCGCTCGACGCCCTTGCCCTCGCCGCTTTTGTTCCAGTGCGCCGTGATCAACAGCGCCGAGTCCAGCTCCTGCGCGATGCCCTGGAGGTTCGAGAGCACGGTGCCCATCTGCGCGAGGTTCTTGCCGTCGGCGCCTTCGCCGGCGCTCATGTACCAGGGGTCGATGTAGACCAGGTCCGGGTTGAACACGACCAGGTCCTCGTACAGCCGGTTGACCGCCTCGGGCTGGTCGAGCTTGCTCGCGCCCTCCTGCACGTGGATCCGGCTCATCAGCTCCTCGGTGAGCTCGACGTGCTTGGCCGCCGCGACCGCCTCGATGCGATCGATGAACTCGACCTTGTCGCCCTCGTTATGCATCGCCGCAACGCGGCCTTGCCTCACCGGGATCAGCCCGAGCCACGGCACGCCGGCCGCGATCGACACGGCCAGATCGCACATCAGGAACGTCTTGCCGGCCTTGTACTGCGCGCCGAGCACGCCGTAGCTGCCCGCGCGCAGCACGCGGTCGATCAGGAACTCGGCCGGCTTCTCCTTCGCCGCCTTCCGCAGCAGCGCCAGCGGCTCGAACCCGCGGGCGGCCACCCGCGCCGCATACGGGTACCGGTGCTCGGTCCACCGCCGCTCGGCCTCCGCCCGGACGACAAGGTCCTGGAACCGTCCCCGGACGAGGTTTTCAAAAGGGCCGTACGGATCGACCACCCCGGGCCCGGCCGCCAGCGCCGGCGGCACCATCGGCGGGACTGGCCCGGCGCCAGGTGGTGCGCCGACCGGCGGTAGCCCCTGCAGTCCCGGCGGTCCGGCGCTGGCCGGCTCGTACCCGAGCGTCTGCAGCCCGGCGGCGTCGAGTTGGTCCTCGTGCTGTTCGGCCCAGGCCTCGTACTCGGGAATGGCTGAAGTTTCCTGAACCTGCGCCGGACCGTGCGCCGCCGGTGCGCCATGATCGTGACAGGGGACGTTTCCGCTGGTCGAGTCGGTGCGCCACGGTGCGCTCATGTACGCGGCGGTATCGTCAGCGCCACCGCGGTCGTAGTACCAGGTGTCGCCGTTCACGGGCGCCGCGGCGAGCGGGCCGGCCAGCGCCGACGGCACGCCGGGGAGCGCCACCAGCGGCGGCGCTTCCCGCGAGATCCCCTCCGCACGGCAGGCCAGCGCGACGTTGCCGCCGTGGTCCCGCAGCGCCACGTACTGGATCTTGGTGAAGGTCTTCTCGCCGAACGGCGTGTTGATCAGGAACTCGGGCGGGTTGTCGGTCCAGATGTGCAGCGGGCAGTGCCCCGGCGCGTCGTCGTACTCGCTGCAGCCGACGTCGTGCGCGGTGGCCGACTTGAACGAGGCGTGCACGCCGGGCGCCGTCCAGATCCCGCAGCCGCAGGAGTCGACGATCCCGGTGTCGAACCAGCCGTCCGGCTCGAGCAGCTCGGCCCAGGTGACCGCGACCGACCAGCCGTCGATGTGCGCTTCGCCGGTGAACCCGCTCCCGCCGGCCGCCCGACGGCTCTCCTGCGCCTTCGCGCGCGAGCGCCGCTCGACGATGTAGTTGACGATCTGCTGGAGCAGCCAGTCCGGCGCCGGGTGGATGTCACCGGTGAGCAGGTACGGGCCTTCCTCGCGCACCGAGGGCGGCACCAGCACCTGCCGGTTCGCCCACATCGCGATCCACCCGGACGGGTGCTTCATCGCCCCCTCGTCCCCGGGCAGGACGAGACTCGGCGGGAGCGCGAACCAGTAGTGGCCGCCGTTCTTGTGCTTCCAGGCACCATCGGCCGCCATCACCCCGGGCGAGGCCACCGTCATCCCGTACGGCAGCGGCTCACCGGTCGCCGCGAGCCAGCTGGCGGCGAAGGCCTCCTTCTCCGCGTCGGTGTCGACGTCGACGACGATCACCCGGCTGGCGCCCAGCTCGACGCCGAGGTTGATCCGGCCGTGGTCGCGCACCAGCCGGCGGATGATCCGGTCGGAGTCCTTCTCGTCGGTGATCGCGTGCTTGATCGCGCACTCGTGCCGGACCAGGTCCCACCGGCGTCGGCCGGCCGCCCGAGCGCGCTCCTGCGCCTCCTGGTCAGCGCGCTTGACGTCGCGCTGGGGCAGCGTGCACATCGGCCGCTTGGTCCCCGGCAAGCACGGCACGATCGCGAAACCGGCCCGGATCGCGTACCGCGCGAGGTTGACGAGCGGATCCTCCCCGCCGGGCACTGCTGCGCCGAACACCGCGGCGAAGCTCGATTCCGATATCATGCTGTCAGCCTCTCCTCGCAAGACGGGCGATCAGCGGAGACTCCGGGCCGAGTTGAGGCCGGCCCGGAGCTTCGCATCTCGATCACGATACGCGCCGATCGCGCTCCGACACGGTTTCGTCGACCTCACCCATCCTGCCGCGGCGCGGCGGGCCGGAGAACCTCGTGACTGAATCGGTACACATGGTGCCGACCGTCCTCTGTGGACTTCTCCGGCGCATGGACATAGACCAGAATTTTGCCAGGATCCGTTCGGGACGGACGGAGAACAGCGAGACAGGCAAGAGCCGTCCGTCCGCGGTCACCGTCGAACTGCCCGCCGACAAGTTCGTATGTGCCAACGCCTTCCGGCATATTTTCCTCCATGCCCGTACATTTCGGATGATCTGAGTCAGTACGGCAACTCCAGATCCTGCTACGAAGAGCAAAGTCCCCCAAAAGTTGAAACTCATGCCGCGGCCCACCTTTCACCTAGGTCCAGCATGTCTGTCTTCAAAACGGGCACCCTCCCCGAGTGCTTGATGAGTCGTTCCGGCGGTGTCTGCATGATCCGCCGGATGTCGTGAGCAGCCTCAGTCGCGCAGATGACCTCGTCGTGCATCGGGAAGTACACCGCGTCCGAAAGCCCGGCCTCGATGATTCCGATGAGCGCCTCGGCGAGCACGTCATACGCTGATCCCTGGACGAAGTAGTTCACGCCCTTGTGCGCGGCTACGCTTTGCCGGCCTTCGTACCAGCCGAGCGGGATCGGTATGATACGACCGGAAACCGTTGGCACCAAACGGTAAAGCTTCGCTATCTCCCGGAGCTTGAAAGTGAACTGCAGCACCTCGGGCATCGTGCCGAAGACCGCGTCCTTGATCCGCATTGCCTCGGCGGTGCCAACGCCGAGCTTTGACGCGGTGAGGTCCAGACCCTGTCCGTACAGTGTGCCGAGGGTCTGTGTCTTCGCCGGTTTCCGGCCGATGTGCGCGACGTTTCCGACGATCAGGTACAGGTCGTCGGTGCTGTTTTCGTACATCGAGATGATGCCGTTGTCGCCGGCAACGTAGGCAATGGTGACCGGTTCGATCTGGGACCAGTCGATAGAGGTTCCGTTGCCGTCGAACAAGATGACGCCACGAGCCCCGGGCGGGAACTGCTGCAGCGGCGGGTCGCCGACCGACATGCGGCCCGTGGTGGCGCCGAAGTAATTGATGGTCGGGTGCAGGCGCAGATCACCGTTGACGTCGTACTCGGCCAGATCGCGTGCTTTGACAAGGTAATCCCGATAGGTCTTCGTCTTCTCCTTGTGCCAGTTGAATTCCTGCGCAACAGGGTGGAGCAGCTTGGCGAGGTCCTCTTTTTTCCCGGACAGGAGATCGGTTTTCTTGGTACGTGGGTAGTTGGCCGGGATCACACCTTGCGGCTCGAGCCAGCGCAACAAGCTCTGTGCGTTGCCGGGGTCGATGTTCAGCCGTTCGAGCCGGGTGGCCTTCCGGTCCAGCTCGGCGGCGAACTGGACGTTGTAGCGGTCGAGGTAGTCCAGGTCGACGCGGTAGCCCTTGATCGCCTTGGCCAGGCTCATCCGGTTCAGGCGCTGTTCGCGCTCGATCAGCCGCCAGGCCTCGCCGCCGGTGACACCCCACTCCGGGTACGGGTGGTCGGTGAGCCGGTGGTACGCCGCCGCCCGGAACGGCGCGTCGAGACGCGCCGTGACGATCGCGTCCGCCGCCGCGCCGCGGAGGTAGACCGGGCGATCGAGGTCGAACTCCCGGTACATCTGCTCCTTGCCGCGCATCCCGACTGCCTTGGCCGAGGTGAGCATCCCGTCCTTGTCGGTCGAGTAGCCCAGGTACCGCTCAGCGCAGTGGGCCAGGTTCTTCGAGACCAGGTTGTCCGGCTCGGCGAGCCGCGCGGTGAGCACGCCGTCGCGGATCTTCGCCGCGTGGTGCGGACGGATGAGCCGGTTCATCGCGAGGTTCGGCACATCGAAGCAGGAGTAGTGGAACACCAGCTCCTGCGCCTCGTCGATCATCCACCGGATGTAGTCCCATTGCACCGCGTCGCGCGGGTCGAGGATGACCGCGCAGTCCCCGTGCGGCAGCGGCGAGAAGATCACACACTTGAGGTTCCGCCCGGCTGCCTGCAGACCTTCGGACTCGATGTCGCAGGCCAGCGGGACGCGGCGCCGGATCAGCTCGATGCCGGCGTTGCACGCCGCGTCGCGGCCGACGTAGACCCAGGCGCCGAGGCTCTCGAGCCACTGCTTCCCGGTCCACGCCGGCCGCACGGGCGGGCGGAACCCCCTCATGACTCGTGCTCCGAGCTGTCCTCGACAACCGAGCCGTCGACGAAGGTCTTGCCGTCCACACCAGGAATACGGCCGCAGACGTACGCCACGTAGCCGTCGTAGTCACACGGCTCGTTGTCTTCGTCAGGCAGCTCGGGCGCGGTCACCTGACGAACTCCGCGGAGTTGATCTCGTGAGTGTGTGCGCCGGTCAGCTTCGCGTCCTGGAAACCGTCCTCGCGCAGCCGGGCGCGGTTGCCGGCCTCGTAGACCGCTACGGCGAGGTCGTCCATCGTTCGGGCGAAGTCAGGACGGACCTCTCGCAGCACTTCCTGCAGCTTCGGCTGAGAGTTCCACTCGGCGACGACGTCACGCGAGACACGAAGGATCTGGGATCGGGCGCTGCCCATGAGTCAGCCGATCCGGGCCAGCACGTACGGCTGAGCGTCGTCGGCCATGGCCGCGTGCGAGGTGTTCTTCAGCTCACGGCACCCGATCTGCTTCCGGTCGTCGATGCCCGGACTCCACTGACCGGTCGGCGAGAGGATCTGTTCGACCAGAACGGTGCGGGAGTCGCCGACGCCAGCCGCCGCGATGACGGCGGCAGTTTCCTTGTACCGGCAGAGAAAAAGCTTCACTTGCTGCTCTCCTTGAGCTTCTCGAGGCGGTCTTGGCGTGCCTTGAGCACGCTGCAGCCCCAGGGGGCCTGAGTCCGCTTGTCGTTGGGGTTGGGGAAAACCCGATGCACGTCGTTGCATTCATCGCACTCGTACCACGCGATCGGTTTCTCATCGGGGTCGATCTCCGGAGCCTCGGCGGCCCAGAAGACCTTGTACTCGCCCAGGTAGTCCGCGATGAACTTGCGGAGCCGGACGCTGCCGTTTGACTGCTCCACCAGCGGCACGAGCTGGAGGAACGGCTGCCAGAGCTCGTCGGGCGCGAGGAACGTTCGCGCCTTGTCGCCGGGAGATGCTGCTGTCATAAGTACGTACGCTAGCACAGATATTGAGGAAATCAGTATCAACTGCTATGGTCGTGTTCCCCGAGCTCAGGGAGGTCCTGATGACCGAGAAGCAGCGCTTCTGCGGCGGGATGAAGCCGGTCCGGAGACCGGAGCATGAAGAGGAGCCTCACCAGGCCCCTCCGCTGCCCGTGCCGGATCCACTGAAGCGGGACACGCGGCCGCTGTAGAAGGGCACCGGAGAGGAATCAGTGGAGTGATGCTTTCCCTTATCTCGATGGTGGTTTCGATTTTGGCTGCCATTGTGTCGATCGTGTCAGCCGTCATCACGAGCCGGATCAATCGCCGATGACCCTGCGCCCGTACCAGCACACTGCGCGGGACAACACCTTCCGCGACTGGGCCGCAGGCCGTCACCGGCTCGCGCTCGTGCTGCCCACCGGCGCCGGGAAGACCGTCATCTTCTCCGAGATCATCCGCCAGCACCGGACGCTGCACCCCGAGCTTCCCGTGCTGGTGCTCGCCCACCGCGACGAGTTGCTGCAGCAGGCCAAGGAGAAGATCGAGCACTGGGTGCCCGGGATCCCGGTCGGTATCGTCAAGGCAGCCCAGAACCAGATCTACCACCCGATCATCGTCGCCAGTGTCCAGACCCTCGCCCGCGGTCGCACCGCGCGACTGCCGCCGGTCGGCCTGGTCATCGTCGACGAGTGCCACCGCACCATGGGCCCGAGTTACCTGAAGGTCCTCGACGAGCTGGGCTGCCGCCGGCCCGACGGACCGCGCACCCTGGGCGTCACCGCCACCTTCACTCGCGAGGACACCAAACGGCTCACCGACTTCTACGAGGCCGTGCCCTTCGCCCTTGACCTCGTCGAGCTCATCCTGCCCGACCCCGTCACTGGCGAGTGCTACCTCTGCCCGCCGCGGTTCCGCCGCGTCCTCATCGAAGGCCTCGACCTCTCCGGCGTCCCGCTCAGCCGGCTCACCACCGGCCGCGACTTGGCCGCCACTGAGCTCGCCGACGCCATGGACCGCGCCGGCGCCCCTGGCGTCGTCGCCGCGGCTTACCACCGGCACGCCGCCGATCGCTCCGGCATGGTGTTCACCCCCACCGTCGCCAGCGCCCAGGACGTCGCCGACGCCTTCAACGAGATCGGCATCTCCGCCGCTATGCTCTCGGGCAAGACCTCGATGCGCGACCGCCGACGGATCATGGAGGGCTACAACGCCGGCCGGATCCAGGTCGTCACCAACGCCGCGCTCCTCGGCGAAGGCGTCGACGCGCCGATTACCAGTTGCGTGGTCGTCGCCCGGCCGACGCTGAGCAAGACGTTGTTCCGGCAGATGGTCGGCCGCGGCCTGAGGCTCTACCCGGGCAAAACGGACTGCCTCGTCCTCGACGTTGTCGGCGCGACCGGTCGTAACGACCTGAAGACACTGAATGACATCACCGATCTCGCCGTGGACATCCACGAAGACGAGGACCTTGCTTCCGCGGCTCGGCGTGTCCTGCCCGCTGAGCCGCGGATCTCCACTTTGGACGGTGAAGGGAAAGTCTCAGGAAGCCTGTTAGCGGTCGACGTCGACCCGTGGGCCTTGGAAAAGGCGCGTAACCGGCCGAAGAACGCGGCCGGTGAACCGCTGACTGATGAAGAGCTCGCCGCGATCCAGGAAGCCAAGGACCTCGAGAGGATCCGCAAGGAAGAGGAGGCCGAGCTTCGCAAGAAGCGCCGGTACAAGCACATACCGATGCGAACCGGCTGGTTCCTCATCACCAACGCGGGGCATCACTTCATCCAGTTCGAGACGACGTCCGGCCAGAAGGGCTTTATCATCGTGGTAGCTCTGCCGGATGGGCAGTTCGCCGTGGCACTACACGTTGACAACGTGCCGGACTCGATTCTCACAGTCAAGCCGTACGCCGCGGACGCGATGTCTGCCGCTGTGACAGCAACGCTCACCCTGGTGCAGGAAGCTGTCGAACGACACAGGGTTGACCCGGATGCGTCGTGGCGGCGTACGCAGGCCGGCGAGAAGCAGATCGAGCTCGCGGAGCGACTTTCCCGTGGCTCTGTGGATTTTGAGGAGTACCACTACAAGGGACAGGTCAGTGACTTCATCACATGGGGGATGTGGCACAGAAAAGTGGATAATTTTGCCAGCCAAGTAGTCCAGATGGTCACGTCGTCTGCTACGCTGGCAGCGACATCTACATGACATGGCATGACAGCTAGACACAGCAAACCCATACGAGTGACAGGAACTTCGCCATGGGCGGAAAAAGGAAGCTGCTCACGCAGACACGCAGAAAAGCACTCGAGAAGGAGATGACGGACGCCCTCATCCGGGGAACGTTCACCACGAACGGCAGGCCGCTCGACGAGATCCTCGACGAAGTCAACACTGGCATCCAGGAAGGCCGCTACCCCATCGAGGTCGATCTCCAGACCTTGATCAGCATCTGGTCCGGCACGTCGGCGTCCACCGTGGCGCCGACTACCGAGCAGCCGCAGCCGACGAATCACGGCACGGTCGACCAGATCCAGCAGGCCGTCGCCCAGCAGAACGGGCAGCCGATCCCGGTCAACGTGCATCAGGGTGGTGCCGTCAACGGGATGCCCGCGGAACAGTGGCAGGCGCAGCAGGTGGCTCAGGGCTACGGACCGACGCCCGAACAGGCGGCGGAACTGGGACTGCCCGCATCCGCGCCAACCGTGCAGACGGGAATGCTGGCGCAGGCCGTCGGCGTCGCACCGGGACAGGTGGTCCAGACGGCTCTCGGTCCCCAGGTAGTGCAGCAGCTCCCGCAGGAGCAGTACCCGGTGCCGCAGCAGCACATAGCACAGCCGATGAGCCTGCAGCAGGCACAGGCCGCGATGACCGCTGTCGAGTCGATGGAGGTCGGTGAGCCGCCGAAGGAGCCGCCGGTCGAGATCGACGCTTCGCCGGTGGCCGACTGGCTCGCCATCGCGCAACAGGCCAAGGCCAAGATCGACGCGTCCAAGGACATCCTCGAAGCGGCCAAGGCCAACGCCGCCGCGTATGCCGATCAGGTCGGTGGCCCGGACCGGTCCAAGGTTCTCGTGCTCAATGGTCACCCGGTCATGCGCCGTACGTTCGTCAAAAAGAAGGTCTTCAAGAAAGAGAACCTCTTCGCGGCGCACCCTGAGCTCGACGAATCGGCCTTCACCGAGTACACGCCGTTCTACAAGACCGAGCTCTTGTGACCGCCGCGGGGCTGGGCACCTACGTCTCGCCCCGCGGCACGATGTCCGGTGGCGATACCCAGCTCCGGGATCTCTTGATCGATATCATTCTCGATCAGGAGAACAACCGTCCGCGGTCGATGCAGACTGCGCTCGGTCCCTCGGAGATCGGAGATCCGTGCCCGAGGAAACTCGCGTACAAAATCTCCGGGATGCCCGAGCCGGAGTCCTATAAGGATGATCCGTGGTTCGCGATCATCGGTACCTCGGTCCACACCACCATCGGCTCCGCGCTGGAGCGGCAGAACACGCTGGCGCTGGCCCGAGGTGAGATGGCGCCGTGGCTGATCGAGCAGCGGGTCAACATCCGGACAGGACTCGACGGGTCGCTGGAAGGCAGCCTCGACGCGTACAACTGGCTCACGCAACGGGTGATCGACCACAAGCTGGTCGGTGTTACCTCGCACCGGAAGTACCGGCGCTACGGACCGTCCAAGGTGTACCACACGCAGATCCAGGCCTACGGTGTCGGAGCTGTCCGATTAGGACTCAAGGTAGACAAGGTGAGCATCGCCTTCTACCCGCGGTTCGCCGGCATCACCGAAGCACTGTACGTCTGGACCGGGCCGTTCAAGCCCGAGCTGGTCGAGAAAGCCTTGAAGCGACTGGACATCATCACCGAGCTCGTCCGGCAGCTCAACCCTCTCGGTGACCCGGGCAAGTTCCGGGACATCAAGGCCGTGCCGTCGGAGGACTGCAGGCTGTGCCCCTGGCTCCGGCCGGGAACCGACACCGGGGACACGTGCCCCGGCAATCTCGCAGGCATGACACGAAAGACAGGAACGACATGACAGCACCGACCGGCCTGGGGCAGTACGTTCCCCCCGCGGCCTCCCAGGGTGACCGCATCCAGGCCCAGCAGATGGTCGACCGACCCATCCTCGTCTGGGTCCGTAGGACCCAGCACCTCGCCAAGACCAAGTTCTCCGCGACCGGTGGCGAAGCGGTCTACCTCGACTTTGTCGACCTCTCGAACAACCAGGTCTTCATCGAAGTGATGTGGATGGCCGGAGCGATCGTCGATGGACTCAAGCAGTACGCCGGCGACGGCTGCGCGTACCCCGTCAAGGTTGTCCGCGTCGAGGGTGGCGCACACGGCTCCTACAACACCATCAAGTCGCTTTCCGACGACCCGCAGTGGATGAACCACGTGCTGGCGAACCTGCCGACCTTCCAGCAGATGGTCGCCCAGACCCGCGCCCAGAAGGAAGCCGAGTGGGCGACCGCCATGGCCCAGGCCAACCAGCCCCCGGCGATGCCCGGAGCACCCAGCGGCCCGCCGCCTGCTCCCGCGCTCGCGCCCGCCGGCGCCGCCGCGCCGCAGTACCAGCAGCCGGGCCAGCCGGCGCAGTACGGAGCCCCGCCGGCTGCGGCACCGCCGCAGCAGTTCCAGCAGGCGCCACCGGTGCAGCAGCCCGGCCAGTACGGAGTCCCGCAGCAGCCCGTGGCGCCGCCGGCCCAGCCGGGCTACGCGCCCCAGCAGTACGCGCCGCCGGCCCAGCAGCAGCAGCCCGTGGCACCGCCGGCCGCGGTCGCGCCGCCGCAGTACCAGCAGCCGATGCAGCAGGCCGTGCCTCCCGGGCCGCCGCCCGCGGCCGCCCCGGTCCAGCAGTACCAGCAGGCGGCACCGCAGCAGCAGTTCGCCCAGGCCGCGCCGCCTCCGCCCCAGCAATACGGGCCGCCGGCGGCGACCGGCGCCGTGACCGGCCAGACGGTGGAGCAGCTGCAGCAGGCCCTCAACCAGATCGGCTAAGCAAACGGCCGGTGGTCAAGTCGCAGGTAACACCGAGCATCACTCCGTTTCAGGGCCAGCTCCCGCGGAGCTGAGTGCCCAAGCAGAGAGCGACTGGACGGACTCGGGACCACACTATCGGCTAAGCTGAGCACGTCCTGGTGGACATCGCGACGTAGAGCCCCGCTCCAGCCCGCACGCAGGAGCGGGGCTCTCGTGCGTCCAGGCCGTACGCAGGAGCGGGGCTCTCGTGCGTCCAGGCCGTACGATGATCTGCATGCGGGCGAAGAGCTACACACCGGACGAGCCGGACGACGAGGAAGTCCTCGATCCGTTCGACTACGCCGCGAAGGCCTTCGAGCAGCAGTCCGTCCCGATCATCGCGTTCTACGACGATCCCGTGGGGTTCGTTGACGAATTTGTCGACTTCACCGATTCGGTGTCCGGCGCCGAGAAGGGACTCACTGACTACCAGCGCGAGATGCTCGACGAAGTGCCGAAATTTGGCCGGGTCTGCACCCGCGGCCCACACGGTCTCGGCAAGACGACCACCAACGCGCTCACCGTGCTCTGGTTCGCCATCACCCGCGAAGCGGCCAAAAAGGACTGGAAGGTCGCCACCACCGCCGGCGCCTGGCGCCAGCTCGAGTGGTACCTCTGGCCCGAGATCAAGAAGTGGTCACGGAAACTGCGCTGGGACAAGCTCGGCATGTCCCCCTGGCGCGAAGGCACATCCGGTGAACTTCTCTCGCTCTCCCTGAACTTGACGTATGGCAGCGCCTTCGCCGTTGCCAGCTCCGACGAGAAGAAGATCGAGGGCGTGCACGCCGACAGCGTGCTCTACATCTTCGACGAATCCAAGGCGATCCGTCCGCAAGTCTTCGAAGCCGCGGAAGGTGCCTTTTCCGGCGCCAAGGCCAGCACCGGTGAGCGCCCGGCCTCCTCGCCGGCCGAGCGTGGACTCGAGGCCTACGCCGTGGCCACCTCGACCCCTGGCGAGCCCCAGGGCAAGTTCTACGACATCCACACCAACCGCGACAAGCACCCCGACTGGCACGTCAAGCACGTCACCCTCAAGCAGGTCATCCGCGCCGGCCGGATCTCCGACGACTGGGCCGCCGCCCGAAAGAACGAATGGGGCGAGGACAGCGCCCCGTACCAGACCCGCGTGCTCGGCAACTTCTACGCCAGCTCCGCCGACGCGGTCATCCCGCTCGCCTGGGTCGAGGACGCCATGGAGCGCTGGGACGTTTGGGTCCGCTCCGGTCGTCGCAAGTTTGCCCAGACCAAGGTCCTCGGCGTCGACGTTGCGCTCGGTGGTGCCGACTTCTGTGGCATCGCCCATCGCCGCGGTCACATCGTCGAGAAGATCGAAAAGCTCAAGCTCTCCGACACCGTCAAAGTCGCCGACTCCGTCGAAACCCGGATGGGCGGCGGCGACGAAGCGGTCATCGACTCCATCGGCGTCGGCGCCGGCGTGCTCGCCACCTTGCGCGAGCGCGGCCGCAACGCCCGCCCCTTCACCGCCAGCAAGAAGTCGTTCAAGAAGGACCAGTCGCGCGAGCACGGCTTCCTCAACCGCCGTGCCGAGATGTGGTGGGCGATGCGCGAGCTGCTCGACCCCGCCTTCGAGCCCGACGTCGCCATCCCCCGTGACGATCAGCTCATCGGCGAGCTCACCGCGCCGAAATGGGACGAGACCGCCAGCGGCAAGATCAAGGTCGAGTCCAAAGAGGAGATCCGCAAGCGCCTCGACCGCTCCACCGACCTCGCCGACGCCGTGCTGCAGACCTTCGCCAGCCGCGAGAGCGAGAGCGAAGCGCACGCCGAAGCCGATGGGGCTGGCTCCGGCACCACCGCACTACTCACCGCGGTCCAGCAGTTCCAGCGACCCGAAAACCTCGAGGGATTCGAACCAGGAGCCGTTGGATCCGGCGCGCTACCGTTCGGTAGCGAAGGCGAGGCCCTCATGTTCCAGCAGTGGGAAGGACAGTTCTGATGGCACGACGATCCGGCGGGGCCACCCGCGTCCGACCGGCCGACGTCGTCGAGCTGGCCACCCCGAGCGCTGTCCGTGAGCCGGTCGAGCCCACCAAGGAGCTCATCCGACGTGCCGTCGACGTCGAGCGCGGTACGCCGTTCGACGTCACGGGTATGGACGCGCAGCCCTGGACCCAGCTGGCGGACGACGAATTCCTCGTCACCACGATGTCCGAGCGCGAGTGGATCGAGGACGTCAACCGGATGCTGGCCAGTGGCGGCCAGCCGAGCGCCGTGTTCGCCGCACTCACGCTCCCGATGCGCTCGGCCAACCTCACCATCGAGAAGCCCGACGGCGACAAGGGCCAGACCGAGTTCGTCCGCGAGGTGCTCTACAGCTCCGGCCAGGGTGACGGTATGCGCCCGGACCTCGTCGGCATCGTCGCGCAACTGGCCGTCGCCACCGCGGTCCGGAAGACGTACCACGAGATCGAGTGGACCCGCCGCAAGGACGGCCGACTTGCCTACTCGAAAGTAGCTTGGCGGCCGCCGCAGACCTGCGAACCCATCCGCACCCTGGCCAACGGCGAGCTCATGGGGTTCCGCCAGTACATCGACAGCCGGGTCTGGAACGACCCGCGCTTCCGCCGCGACGTGGTGCGGATCGGCAACGACCGCCAGGACCAGCTCGGCTACGTACGGATCCCCGCAGTCCGTGCGCTCGTGCACGTGCACGGGCAGCACCGCGACCCCATCAACGGCGTCTCCGACCTCTCCGTCACCCACTGGGCCTGGACCCTGCAGCAGAAGATCCTGCTGATGTGGGCCACCTTCCTCGACGGCGCCAGCCTCCCCAAGGTCGCCGCATACGGCCGTGACAAGGGCGAAGCTCAGAAGAACGCCGCCACGATCGCCAGCTTGCGCGGCTCCGGCGTCGTCGGGCTCATCCGCGACGGCCTCGACCCCAATGAGCGGCTGTTCGACTTGATTGACAACTCCGGCGCAGGGGCCGCGCAGTTCATGGAGATGGTCACCTACCTCGAGCAGCAGATGACCAAGTCCGTGCTGGCCGGCTTCCTCGACCTCACCAGCAACGCGACCCGCGGCATCGGCTCCTATGCCCTCAGCGCGGACCAAAGTGGCCTGTTTCTGACCAGTCGCCAGGCCGCGGCCAAGGAGCTGGCCGCCACCGTCACCGACCAGCTCATCGCGCCCCTGGTCCGGGTCAACTTCGGTAGCCAGGCCGCGGTCCCCCGGCTCGTGTTCGAGCAGATGGGCCAGGAACAGAGCACGCTGGCCATGCAGATGCTCCAGCAACTGGGCAGCGCCCAGAACATGAGCGTCCCGCCCGGGTTCCTCGACCTGCTCATCGAGCGCGTGGCCCAGTTCCTCGACCTCCCCGACGACAAGGTCGAGAAGATCCTCAAGGAGCAGGCCGAGGTCCGGCGCACGCTCGCCGAGCAGATGGGCCGGACACCGGAACAGAGCGCGAGCCCCAACGGCCAGCTCACCGACCACGTCAACGCCGCCCAGGACGCCATCAACGCGAAACAGGACGGGCGTCCTGTTACCCCTGATCAGCTCCGCAAGCAGGCCCTTACGCCAGCCCAGGAGTTGCTCAAGCGCGACCGCCAGGAGAAGCAGTGACCACCGAGATCTGGCCAGGACCGGGCGACGCCAGCGCCCACGAACAGACCCCGCTGTTCCAGCAGGTCATCACGAAGGAGAGACCCGTGCCCGAGCACGCTCAGGAAGACACCGGCGACGAGAGGATCGACACCGGCAGCCACAACGTCACCGGCTATGTGAAGCACACCCAGCAGGAGATCGACGCCGTCAACTCGACGAAGGGCTTCGAGAACGACCTCGGCCGCTGGATCAAGCAGATGCAGACCGATCTCCCCAACCTCGATGGCCGGTGGGTCTCGATCGCGCGCACCCACTTCCAGCAGGGCTTCATGGCGCTCAACCGCGCCGTGTTCCAGCCGGAGAGCGAGCTGTAGTGCTGCCTCGGAGTAAGCACCTCGGCAGCCACTGGCACCTCGTCAGAGGTCATCGGAAGCCGGGCCGACGCGGTCTCCGGATCAGCGTGGTCCGTGACGGCGGCCGAGGCATCGGTCTGTGCCTCGGGTGGAGTCGTAACTACGTGGCACTGTTCCGCGCTACCCGGCGGCCGGTCAGCACGTGACGACGCCGATCATCGCGCCCGCGGGCGCACCGCTGCCCGAGGAAGCCACCGCCGTCCCGCCGCCCGGCGCGACCGCGCGGGAGATCCTCACGGCGCTCGTGGCCGCGATGATCGCCGGCGCCTCCGTCGAGCTCATCGCCCGCATCCTCGCCCGGTTCCCCGAGCTGACCCGCGCGCTCGTCGAGCGGATCCTCACCGGCCGGTCCTGGGGCGGGCTGCTCGGCGCGACCGCGGAGGAGCGCACGCTCATTCCGCGCACCGGCACGCCGCCAGCGCTGGTGCTCGAGCAGCTCGCCGCCCAGAACGCGTTCCGCCGCGCCGCGTACCTCGTCAACGCCGTCCGCCGGCTCGCGCCCGCGGTCGCCAGCGGCGACGTCGACCGGATCGTGCGCGCCGAACGCGCCGAGGACCGCTACTTCGCCGCCTTCCTCGAAGCCGAACGCCGCCGCGGTGTCGCCGCATCCGCCGTCGCGCTGATCGCCTCGCAGTACGGGATCAACGACCGCGGCGAAGTGCTGCTCGGCTGGCAGGCCGTGCTGGACAACCGCACCTCCGCCGACTGCCGATGGGCACACCGGCGCAACTTCAACGCCCTCGTCGTCCCCCGCATCGGTTACCCCGGCACCGTCCACCTCGACTGCCGGTGCCGTCCCCGCAGGCCCTGGAACACCGACCTGCGGGTTGAAGACGGAACGCCACCAGTACATCACTAGGAGTGACATGAGCTTCACCGACGAGCAGATCGCCCGAATCGCGCATGGAGCCGCTGTTGAGCTGGCCATTGCGCTGGGTCAGCCGGCCCTGGCGCCGTGGAGCTCGTATCCCGCTGACAAGCGCGCGGCCGATGCAACAGTAGTCAAGGTGGCGCGCTTCGGTGCCCCTCCCGCGGCCATCTACATGGCATATCGGCAACTGGATCCCGAAATGCCCGAATTCGATACCCTTTCGCCCGAGGAGCAGGCCGAGTATTACCTGTTCAGCGGCGTTTGTGTGGCGATGAACGCCGCCGCTGATGTCCGGACCCGGCACGAGAACGAGCTCCTCGCGCTCCGCGAAGCCGAGCAACTCGTCCAAAACGGTGGCGGGAACCAGCCGCTCCGGCCCGGCGCGGCCCCGTTCGGCGGCCTGCCTCCCGTTCTCGTCCAGGCTCCCCAGCCGCCAACTCGAGCCACGGAGGAGTGATGGTCAGCTCGCGCACGTACCCCGACCTCGACCGGTCGCCGAAGAAGAATTGGGTCGAGAAGGCCGGCGGTCTGCCGGACTACATCGAGCGGATCGCGAAGCACATCCACTACGAAGGCGGCAAGGAGATCGGCACCGCGATCTCGATGGCCATCTCCCAGGTCCGGAAGTGGGCTGCTGGCGGTGAGGGTGTCTCGGCGAAGACGCAGGCCCTGGCCTCGAAGGCGATCGCCGCGTGGGAGGCGCTCAAGGCCAAGAGCAAGGCTCGCACCGCTGTGCAGATGTCCGCGCGCCGGATCCAGGCCGAGGTCCTCGAGCTGAGCCGGAACACCCGCGGCCCGTACCGGCGTCACGTCGCTCACACCAAGCAGTTCGGCCGGGCGAAGGGCAACCTCCGCAAGCCGGCCAGCTGGCAGCATCCGTACGTGCCGAAGACGCAGGTCGCCGGCGCGATCAAGGCCAAGCACATCGCCCGCGCCGACGTCGACGAGAGCGGTCACCCGAAGCGCGGCAAGTCTGACGAGGTGAAGAAGCCGCTGCCGGCCAGCGCCGCGATCGGCGGGGAAGGCCGCAAGGAGCAGCGTACCGGCGCCGAGACGAAGAGCAACCCGAAGACGAAGCAGCAGGCCAAGAAGCCACTAGCCGAGGCCAAGACGACGCTGCAGGACCGGCGCAACGCGCTCGAGCGCAAGAAGGCATCCGGCACGATCTCCCCTGACGAGCAGAAGGAGCTGAACAGGCTGGTCACGAAGCTGAAGAAGGCCTCTTGACCAGCACCGGATATGTGGTACGGGCTGTTACTCTAACTTGGACCACCAGATCAACAAGGACGGCGCCATGAGCATCGAGGTCCTCTCGCCGGTCAGCACGGCCAAGGCCGTCGAGCTCGCGCGCGGGAAGTACAAGAAGCAGATCCTCCCGCTCACCGAGATCGCGTACAACGGCAAGACGAAGAAATTCGACATGCCGTATCTCCGCCGCGTTGTCGAGGCATTCAACAAGGGCGCTTATCCCTACGCGCCTGTGAAACTGGCGCCTGCGGACAACGCGCACACGCAGGATGTCCTGCGCACCGGCGGCCGGGTTGTCGGCTTGGAACTGTCCAAGACGGACGGTCTCGTGGCAACCCTCGAGCTCAACGACGACGGCACGAAAGCCGTCGAGCTGAGCGATGGCATGGTGCCGGTCTCCGTGCGAATGATCGAGAACCTCGAGCACTCCGACGGCGCCACATTCCCTGTCGCGCTGCACCACGTGCTGATCACCGACGATCCTAACGTCCGGAACCAGGGTCCCTGGAAATCCATCGATTTGTCCGCCGACGCCGGCCGGGACGGCGTCACCGAAACCATCGACCTGAGCGCCGAGCGATTCGGCACGGAGGAGACCATGACCGACACGAAGGCCAAGGTCGAGCTGAAGCTCACCGAGGCACAGCAGACGGCGCTCATCGAGCTCGCCGCCGAGCACGAGGAGCTCAAGGAGCTCAACCTCAAGCCCGAGGACTTCGAGGCCCCCGGTGACGAGGAGGACGAGGACGCGGACGCGGAAGAAGACGACGAGGGTGACGGCACCGAGACCACTCCGGCGGCACCCGTCACCAAGGTCCCGGCCACCGTCGGCCTGAGCCGCGACGCGACCGCCGCCATCGAGCTGGCCCAGGCCGACGCCTCGGCCGCCCGCGCCGAGACCATCGAGCTCAGCCGCAGGCTCCGGGCCGCCGAAGTCCAGCGCGAGGTCGAGAGCTGGGAGAACAAGGGCCTCGCTCCCTCGCTGATCGCCCTGGCCCGGCCGGCTCTCGAAGCCCCCGCGGTCATCGAGCTGTCGAACGGCAAGAAGACCGACGCCGGCGCCGTTGTCCGCGGCCTGCTCACCGAGATGGTCGAGCTGGCCAAGCGCGGTGAGGACGTCATCGAGCTCGGGATGCTTTCGGGTGCGCTGCTGGCGGACCCGGAGATCCAGCAGTCCACAATGGACGCGCAGCTCGCGTCCCTGCGCCAGCAGTTCGACAGCTGAGACAAGGAGAAACTTCATGCCGACCGTAGTCCAGGCGAAGATCCGGTTCGGTCCGGACACCTACCAAGTGTCCGATGCCGCCACGCCGGGCGCCAACGCCATCGACGGGGGTCTGCTCGTCGAGTTCGACGGCGTCACCGGTAAGATCAAGCAGGCCGTCGTCGACTCCACCAAGTGGCTCGGCGTCGCGCTCTACCCGGGAATGTCCGCCGCGAACCAGAGCACCAGCCTCACGGTGCCGTCCGGATACCCGGGGTTCATCGTGGACCACTTGCCGGAGGAAGTCGCAGTTGCCTGGGTCGGCGAATATCCGCTCCTCGCAACGAACGCCGTACTGGCGCAGGGGGACCTCGTCTACCCGGGTGCCAACGGAAAGATCCAGAAGGCCACCACCACAGGACGAGCCGTCGGCATCGTTCTCGAGCCTGGTGGCATCGCCGCAAACGGTCGCGGACTCGTCCGCCTTTTCCAGTAAGGAGGACGGGATGCCCGCAGCTGTTTCCGCTGGCATGTACTCGCAGCAGGGTCTGCGTGTCGCGGTCAACGACTACATCAAGAACCCGAAGCTCATCCAGGCGCGGATGCTGGACATCGCGCGCAACCAGTTCATCATGGAGGACATCCTCCGTGACGCTGGTGGCAACGACTCCGGTGTCATCCGGTACGAGCAGGACAGCCCGCTCTTCGCCGACAGCGACCCCTTGATCGTCGCCGAAGGCGCCGAGATCCCGCTGCTTACCGGTGGCGACGGTCTTCCGAAGGCCGCGTTCACCGTCAAGTACGGTGCCGCGATCGAGATCACGCGCGAAGCGCGGTCCCGCAACAAGGTCGACCAGGTCGACAAGCGGATGAAGCAGGTCCGCAACAGCTTCACCCGGCTCTACGAGAAGCTGCTCTTCAGCGCACTCTCCAACGCCGGCTGCCCGACGATGCCCGCCAGCGCGGCCTGGGACATTCCGACCACGAACATCCGCACCGACGTCATCACCGCAACGTCGGCGGTCCGGGAAGCGAACCAGAGCGGCGCAACCGCCGGGCCGGGCGTCGAGGACTACCTCGGGTTCGACCCGGACGCGCTCGTCATGTCGACGCGGACGAGGGATCTGTTCTTCGCGAACGACTCCGTCATCGACATCTACGGCAACGGCTTCACCTACGACACCAAGAACCCGGTCTACACCGGCACGCTCGAGAACGACTTCGTCGGGCTGCGCGTGCTCGTGAGCCGGTTCATGCCCGACAACGAGGTCTGGGTGATGGAGCGAAAGACCGTCGGCGGCTGGTCGGACGAATACCCGTTCGCCGTCGAGCCGCTCTACCCGGACAAGCCGCGACAGGTGTGGCGCACTGACGTCACCCGGCGCACGGCCATCTTCATCGATCAGCCGAAGGCCGCCATCAAGATCACGGGGGTGAACCCGTAATGCCGCTTCCCACCACCACGCCCGCGGACATCGAAACGGATCCGCGTAAGGAGTACGTGGTCAAGTCCGCCGTGCTGCCGGTCATCGTGGGCGTCAATCCGCGTACCGGCATCGACCGGTGCCGGCGCTTCCGTCGGGGTGATCGTGCCCCCCTCACCGTCGAGCAGGCCGAGCGGTTCCTCGAGCTGGACGCGGTGTTCGACCCGGACGAGAAGACACCTGAGCAGGACGCCGCCGAGACCGAGCGGCACGAGGAGACCGAGCGGCTCACGCGCAAGCAGGCGCTGCTCAAGGAAGCCGGCGAGCTCGGGCTGGAAGTCAACGACAAGATGACGATCCCGCAGCTCGAAGCTGTCGTCGAGGAGAAGAAGGCCACTCTCGCCGATGGCCCGGCCGACGGCACTGGCGGCCCGGACCCGGACGCGAAGTAGGAGACGACGATGCCCGGCTACTGCACGGCGGAGGACGTCATCGACGTGCTCACGCGTGACGCTGCGCAGGTCACGGGCAACGCCGCCTCGATCGACAGGGAGGCCGTCGACAAGTCCATTCAGGACGCTCAGGCGGAAATCGACTCCAGGCTCGCTCGCAAGTACACGGTGCCGTTCAACCCGGTACCGCCACTTGTAGCCAGCCTCGCGCAGGACATCGCGGCCTACCTCGCGGATCTCATCTTCCGGGAGAATCGCGACTACTCCACCGAGCTGAGCCCGATCTACCTGCGTTACCAGCGCGCCCAGGCTCAGCTCGGCCGGCTGCAGACCGGCGAAGCCGTCATCCCGCCGGACAGCAGCGACCCGGAAAACCCCCCGGAAACGGGAACGGGGATCCGGGTCGCTGCCGCCTACAGCCGCGGCCCGCTCGTCACCGGGTGCGAGTTCGACATCCAGGTCGGCTGCCTGCCCACTCCGGCTCCATTTTGGACTCCCGAGGGTTGGGGGATTCACTGATGGCCAACTACACCCGCCCCGGCATGGCCGGCAGCACGAGCCCCGGCAACTTCGAGAGTCGTATGCGCGAGCTGGGTCGGCTCGTTGGTAACGGGAAAATCACCACCGTTGTCCGGGGTGATCAGGCCTACATGCGGCGCCAGCACCAGAACCCGCTCTACGCGCACCCACGCGGCGGTGGACCCTTCTTCCTGCACAACCCATTCATGGCCTTGCACAGGGTTCACATCCAGCGAGTAGCGCAGGAACTGTTCCGCGGCAACACGCAAGTGCTCTACATCCGCTTCGGCGAGGACGTCGCCCAGCGTGCATCCCAGGAGGCCCCGACGGAGCTGGGCAACCTGCGCCGGTCGTTCTCTGTCGTCGTGAAGGTCGGCGGCCGCAGCATCTATCGCCGTGATGCTGCACAGCGTCGGCTCACCCGAGCCGAGCTGAACAGCCGCATCCGGTTGCGCCATATCGAAGCGCTCAAGAAGCGGTTCAACTCATGATCGCGACACAGGCGGTGGCGGACTGGCTCAACGTCCAGGACTTCGGGTTCCCGATGCACTGGCGACCTGGGCCGGAGCAGCTCGAGTTTGACGTCAACAACACCTCGGCAACGGTGACGCGTACCGGCGGAGACGGTTTGCTCGCAGAGGGAACTGAGGACGACTACACGCTCCTCCTGCTCGTGCGCAGTGGACGGGAGCGGCTTGGTGAGCTCGAAGCGGCAGCCGACCGTATCGACACGGCGCTGCTCAAGATCGGTAACGAGATGATCTGGGGCACGTACGTGCAGTTCGTCGACCGGCTCGGCGCCCCGCCGTTGCCGGACTACGAGTCCCCCGAGCGCGTGCTCATGGGAGCCCAGTACCAAGTCAGAGAAGGACGTGAAAATGGCTGACGAAACGCGGCTCGTCCGCACCGCGGGGGTGGCGGGAGAGTTTCGGCTCCCGGGCCTCCTGAACACGCCGGAAGGTCCCGCCGACCTGGTCATCACACCGGAGGGTACCGAGGTCACGCAGGAGCAGTGGCTCGCCGTGGCCGAGGCAGCCACCGTGAACCACGTCATCGTGCGCCTCGACGAGGAGTTCCCCGTCGCGGTCGCCGAGACGCAGGCGCCGCCTCCGGGCGCTGGCGAAGAGAACAAGATCGAGGACACCGGGACCGCCGTCGATGGCGCCGAAACGCCGCCGTCGAGCACCGGGTCGACGCGAAAGGGCCGGTGACCCATGCCGAACCAGGTACAGCCCGCGTACACGCGGCAGAACGTGCTCGTCGGCCAGGCGCGCATGTTCCTGCAGAAGATCGTCACTGGCAGCGTCCCGGCGCTCCCGGCCGACACGGTCGCGCTCGGCGGTGCGTGGCCGTCTGCCGGCGCGAACATCTGGGTCCCGGTAGGCGCGACCTCCGAAGGCCTCAACTTCCGGTTCCAGCGCTCGACCCAGGACGTCAATGTCGAGGAGCAGCTGACTCCGGTCCAGGTGAACACCACTGGTCTGGACATCTCGATGGAGATGGTCCTCTCCGAAGACACCCTCGAGACCATGGTCACCGCATACGGCGGTGGCTCGATCGTCACCGTCGCCGCGGCCACAGGCATCATCGGCAAGAAGACGCTGACCATCGGCAGCGACTTGGACAACTACGCCTTCGGCTTCGAGACCCAGAACCAGTTCGGATTCTTCCGACGGGTGCTCGTCCCGAGTGTCGTGTCCGTCGGCCAGGCCGAGACGCTCTACCGCCGGGCGCAGGACGCACGCCGTTACGCGGTGAGCTTGCGTGTGCTCTGCGCGCCGGAGGAGATCATCACCCTCGACAAGACTGCCAACGCACTGCCGTGATGAACGCAACCCGCGGTCGTGGCCCGACACCGCGGCCGCGGGTTTGCTTGGCCGCGTACTGAAGATCGCTACCAACGACACCAGGAGCACAACATGGCGTTCAACGTCACCGATGTCGTCGAACCGATGGACTGGGACTTCACCGATACCACGGTGGTTCGTGATGCCACCGCGGACGACAAGGGCCGGATCCCCGAACCATCCACCGAGATGGTCGATCTCTTCCGCGCACGCTACTACGGGCTGTTCGAGCAGCTGAACAAGGCCGAGGTCAACACCGAGGTCCGTGACGCCGAGACCCGGCTGGAAGCAGCCGAGCGCATCCTCGAAGAGGCCCGCAAACCCCTGAGCGACCGGATCGAGAAGTGGGCTGCGGACACCGCGGAGCCCGACAAGAACGCGCAACTCATCGACGAAGAGATGATCCGTATCGTCGCCGATGTCTGCGGCGGCTGCCCCACCGAGGCTCAGTTGCGCAAGCTCCCGAGCCGGCACTTCCGCGCCTTTTGCAGGTGGCTGAACAACGAGCTCGAAGCCCCAAAATTCAACTTCGCCGGGAGGCCCTGACCGCGCTCTACGGACCGGAGCGCGACCGGCGCGTACTCTACATGGTCCGCAGACACTGCAACCTCGGCGTGGACGAGTTCCAGGCTCTTAGGTGGGAGGAGCAGGAACTCATCCGCGAGGGATTGCTCCAGGAGTTCAGCCCCGATCGCTGGAAGGAGGAGATGGCCCGGTTGGGAGTGGGCGAAGAGACCACGGCGGCGGATGAGGTGGATTACCGCGAGGACAACAGCCTCGATGCGTTGGCGGACATTCTGCCAGGGGTCGGTTTCACGGTGAGGACGGTGTAGCGGATGGCGACGTTCGACGCGGGCAAGATCGAGGCCACCGCAACACTCGACCGGACGCCGTTTCAGCGCAGCCTCGACGCCGCGATCCGCGAAGGAAAGGCGCTCGACGGCCGCACCTTCACCGCGATCGCTGACCTCGACTACCGCCAGTTGGGCAAGAAGCTTGGGATCGCTGAGGCCCAGCTGTCCGAGTTCGCCCGCAAGAAGTACACCGCCAAGATCGACGCTGACCGCTCCGGTGTCCGTGCGGCGGTCGACGCGGCGTCTCGGGATCTCGACCGGGTAGGAGGAGGCCGCGGTGTCCACCTGCGCGCTGACCTCGACAACGGTCCCGTGCTGCAGAAGCTGCAGCAGATCGAGCAGGCGGCGAACAGGACCGCGGACTCCATCGGGTCCGGGTTCACGAGCAAGTTCCAGAAGATCAAGTTCACGTCGATCTTCGCTGGCATCACCCTCGGTGCCGCGGCCGCGGGCCCGCTGCTCACCGGTCTCGCCGGCGGACTCGGCGCGGTCATCGTCTCCGCGCACGGGCTCGGAGACGCGCTCAAGGCCTACTCCAAGGATCAGAAGGACGCCGACAAGGTCGCCGCCCAGGGCGCGTCGACCGCGCGCTCCAACGCCACGGCACTACGCAATGCCAGCGAGGCCGTCGAGGACGCCCGGCGGGCGGCCGGTCGCGCCGCCGAGGACAGCGCTGAACGGGCATCTCAGGCCGCCAAGAACGAGGTCCGCGCCGCGCAGGACGTCGTCGATGCGCAGAAGGCGATCGCCGCGGCGCGGAAGGAAGCCACCCGGGCGCTCGAAGATGCCCAGGAAAAGGTCCGCGACTTCGCGCTCGACCTGAACGGCGCCATCATCGCCGAGAAGCGCGCCGAAGAAGACCGGAAGAAGGTCTTCGAGGACGGTACCAGCACCGACCTGGACAAGGCCGAAGCACAGCAGCGTGTCGCCGAAGCCATCGAGCGCGTCAACGATCTCACCGACGAGCACCGCCGGAACCTCGAAGACCTCAACGAGCTCCAGGCCAAAGGCGTCGAGGGCAGTGACCAGGTCAGCAATGCCAAGAGGCAGGAATCCGACGCCGAGCAACGTCTCGTCGAGGCGATCCACGAGTCCGACCTGGCCCGCCGTGACGCGCAGAGATCCCAGGAAGACGCGGCGCGCAACATCGCTCGGGCGCTCCAGAACCTGAAAGATATTCAGGACCAGCAAGGCGAAGCCGCGGCCGCCGCAGCCGCGAAGAACGATGCTTTCGCCGACGCGATGGAGAAACTCTCGCCGGCCGGCCAGCGTGTAGTCAAGACGCTGCTCGCGCTGAAGGACAACTACGACCGGCTCACCGGTGAAACCCAGGCCGCTGTATTCCCAGGCCTCATGCGCATGCTCGACGCCCTGCCGGATATCGAATCCGAGGTCACTGGCGGGTTCAAGGCGATCGGCGGTGCGCTCTCCGACGTCGGCGACGACGCCACGGACCTGATCAAGAACCCGCTCTTCCAGGGTCAGCTGGAGCAGGCCTTCGAGAACGCCGCCCCCATCGTCCGCGGCGTCGGCGACACAGTGCTCGACCTGCTCGCCGACCTGGTCAAGTTCGGGTCCACCAGCCAGCCGATCGTCGAGGGCACCGTCGACGCCTTCGGCTCGCTTGAGGACGGCGTCGACCGCTTCTTCACCAACATCCAGCCCCAGAGCCGCGCAGCCGGGCAGACGATCTCCAGCTTCGGCCAGATCGTCGAGGACGTGCTCGGCGGTGCCGGCACGATCACCGCTCAGTTCTTCGACGAATGGGCCCAGGCCCGCAGCCACATCGAACCCGTGGTCCGCGAAGTCATCGACGTGCTCAGTGAATTCACTGGTGGTGGATTCGACGCGTTCGGCGACGACATGAAGATCGTCCTCGACGTGTTCAACGGCGCGCTGCACGTCATCGAACCCGTCGCCAAGATCCTTGGTGGGGTCGCTGGTGACGTGCTCGCAGCCAACCTTGCGTTCAAGCTCTTCGCTGGTCCCCTGGGCAAAGTCGTTGAGCTGTACGGGAAGCTCAAGCCGGCGAACATTGCTGCGTCACTTACCAGCTCGCTGCCTGCGTTCCTGCGTGCCGATACGACTATCGATTCGGTGACAGGCAAGATCACCAAAAACACCGACGGGCTGAGCAAAAACCAGATTGCGTGGAGCAAGGTAGGCTCCAAGGTCGCGGACGCAGGGAAGTACATCCCGCTCATCGGCCTTGCCATTGCCGGAGTTTCCGAGATCATCGACCAGTCGGTGCCGGATCTGGATGAGCTGGCTCAGGGCCTGCTCGACGGTGGCAAAGCCGCGGTCGACGCATCGAACCAGTTCCGCGATCTGCGCGAAGGCACAGCTGGCTTCTTTGACGTTTTCTTCGGTGACTCTGAAAAGGACGTTCGCGCCAAAGCCAAGCAGCTCTACGACGCAATGACTCCGCTGCAGCAGGCGCAGCAACGGAACACCAAGGCTGCCAACGACTACCAATATGCGCTAAAAACCTTCGGCGATCAAAGCATCGTTACCCGAGAAGCGGCCGAGAAGTATCGGATCACCACGCAAGACGTGAAGCAGGCTCAGTACGAGGCTGAGCAGGCTACCAAGAGCCACACCGAAAAGATCCGCGACCAGCAGGACGCGATGCTGGCGTCGGCGGGCAGCCAGGTCTCTTATGAGCGCGCCCAGATCCGTGTCAAAGAGGCCCAGGACAACCTCAACACCGCGATCAAGGAGCACGGCGCCAATAGCAAGGAAGCACAGGACGCAGAGCTGGAATACCGGCAAGCGCTCATTGACTCGGTCACGGCGGCGCAGTCCTTGGCCGACGCCAACAACTCGCTGCTCTCTCCCGCGGACCAGTTGAACGGTCGCATCAAGGCAGTCAATGATCAGCTAGTTACTCTTGCCGTCCAGGCCGGCACCGCGCTGCCGGCCGAGCTCCAGTCGATGATTAACAAGATGACTGACTCCGGGCTCGCTGCTTACGGTGTCACGGTCAACGTTGACGAGATGGGCAACAAGATCCTCTCCCTCCCGCCGGGCAAAGAGCTGCACTTCCCCACCGATGCGAAGCAGGCCACCGACGCCATGTATGGGCTTGGTGACGCGATCGGTTACGTGGACCGTTCGTACCAGGGTTGGATGAACAGCTACATCAACTTGATCAAGACTATGATCAACAACCCGGTTCCTGATGCAGGCACTGGCCTCGGCACGCCGGCGGGGTTCGGGTTCCTCGGCCACCGTGCCGGTGGCGGACCCTTCGTCCCGAACCAGCCCACCGTTGTCGGCGAACAGGGCCCTGAGCTTGTGTTCCCGGACCGCGCCGCCTTCGTAGCCACGGCTGCGCAGAGCAAGGCCATCCTCAACGGTGTAGCGCTGGCTAGCAACGGCGCGACCCGGACCGACAACTCAGACGTCGTCGGTGCTATTTACGCGCTCATGGGGATGTTCGCCGCAGGCCTGCGCGCGGAGTTCGACTCGAGCAGTCTCGAGACCGGGCTCATCCGAGCCCAGCGGCGAAGGGACAGTCGCTGATGGCGATCAAGAAGTACCGCTACTACTTCGGGCCATATGGCGACGTGCAGCTGCTCCCGTCGGTCACTCGGGATGCCGGTGTCGCTCCGGGACCCCAGTTCTTCGGAGCGATCAGCCGAAGCCTCACCGGTAGCCCGTCCATGCTCTTCTACGGAGCCCGGCGGCAGTGGAACCTTACCTGGCCCCAGAACATGACCGAGGACACCGCGCGGGCGATGCTCCGGATCGAAGCTTCGTATCGGCAGCGAATCCTGCGTCCTTACTATCTTCTCGATGCCAAGAACACCAACTACCTTCCGCCTGACGTCAGTGTCGTGGGATCCGAGAACAACTTGATCGACATCTTCGACTGGGGCAATGGCGTCACATCCCGAGTCAACACGGGAACCTTCCACACGGAGCTCGCCGGTGTATCCGACGGGTACCTGGTGCACACCGGCGTGACTGCGTCCACGTTCTCCACACGCTTCAAGCTGCCTGTGTTGGCCGGATCGCAATACCTGTTCTCCGGGTTCTTCGCCGGCAGCGGAACTATCAAGCTGGCGCTGAACTTCTTCAACGCGGCCGGCGTCTATATCAGCTCTCTTGTGGGCAGCAACATCGTGCTCTCGGGCACGACGACAGGTACCGTTCAGTCCTTGAGCATCGCCTCGGGCAGCGTGCCTGCCGGCTCCGTCGCCTTCACAGTAGGGTACTTCGAACAGACCGCTGCATGTGTCTGCAACACCAACGGATGGATGGTGCAGTACGACGAAACAGTACGCCCTACCAACGGATTCCTCCCCGGAGCAGGCGGGGCACAGGTGATCGTCGAGAAGATCGGGTGGACGTACACCACGCACAAACTTCGGCAGTACACGGCCTTGGTCAGCGAGGTGTGACATGCAGTTCGAGACTGACGTCGACCTCGAAGCCGCAATCAACGGTCCCGTGCTCTCGATCCGTCCGTTGCTCGAGTTCGACTTTGCCCGGGACAACACCTGGAGCGGAGCTTACGCCAACCAGTCCTCCGTGATGTCCAATGTGGACATAGACTTCGCTTCCATCCACGGAGACCTTCCTAGCGAGATCAACTCCGTAGTCGGCAGCTCCTCAGGCCTGATGACCGTCAAGCTCTCCGGATACAGCACAGCGGCGGGGCTGGATGTCACTCAGCTCTGGTCCAAGTACTACTCACCTTCGCCGCTGTTCTCGACCGACAAGGAAGGCACACCGGTCCGTTACTCGCGGATCGTATCAACCGCTGCAGGTCCGAGAACAATCCGCCAGTTCACGGGGTGGATCAGCGAGTACATCATCGACGAAGCTACTGGTGTCGTTACCTTGACGTGCTCCGATGTCTACGATCTACAGACTGCGCTCGTGTCACTTCCGGTATGGGCCCATGGGCCAGATGTCAGCGACACCAACACTCCTGGCCCTTCGGGCAAGGTCTCCTCCATGGCCGTCATCGATTCTTCCTGGGTCTACAGGGAAGTCTTCCGCCAGTCCGGCCGATCACTCTGGCCCAGCGTGCGATCCGACGCCGTAGGAATGGTCTCCGGGGATGGCTCCATGCTCCCGAGCGTGGGGGAAGTCGGGTGCGCGCTCAATGTTCCTGGGGTCCACTTTCTCAGTGTGCTTTACGAAGACTACAACGTTATTCCATTCCAGTTCGGCAAGTATGGGCTCACTCCCCTCTCGGTCAGCGGAACGCAGAGCGATGACATCACAGCTGTATTTTTGCGAGCCAGCCGAGCTTGCTCTGTTCCTGATCGTGGTTCTGGGGACCCGAATACCCTGTATGTTGGGTTCGCTGGATGGGTACAGTCGACGGGTTCTCCGGGTGCGACAGGTAGTCCAACCGATTTTCTATTTTCGCTGGGGGCCTCGGGAGCCGATGAAGGATATTTGCGGCTGCTGCTTTACGCGGGCGGCAGTTTCTCTCTCAACCTGTACGAGTCCAACTCATCCGGGTCGTCTAACGCTGGCCAGACCCGCACATACAGCTACGTGAGCTCGGGCAATTCGATCCCTTTGGGATGGCATTACCTTGAGACGTTTGTGACGTTCACCCAGTCCTCGATCTCTGCTCTGTCCAAAATAGACGGGGTGACTGTAGCTGCCACCGCAGGACCTATTAGCACCGCTGGCTACAAATACCACGACAATCTCACTTTTCAGGAGCAGACGAACCAGCTCTGGATCCAGGTACGGGACACCCCTTTCCAGCACGCCCAGTTCTGCCACGGGTTCGTGGCTCCGCCAGCGGGGCAGCGAGACCCGGCGTACATCACAGCGGGCAAGCCGGTCCCTGCACGCACATCATTCAGCACAAACTGGCTTACCCACATCCCGGACCGGTACAACAAGTACGGCTGGGACATCCTCAAAGAAGCAGTCGACGGTGAGCTCGGCGTCATGATCACCAGAGAAGACGGGTCTGTGTGGTGCATGGGTCGTGAAGACGCTTACATGTACGGCTGGCTGGCGACCATGGGTGGGAACATCAACGACGTCATCAACCAAGCCGTCGAAGCTGGGCTGAGCCTCTCGTGGTTCGGGGCGAACCCAGACCTACTCCCGAGCAAGGTCACGGACCTTTCCCGAGCGAAGATTTCCGGACTACAATATAACCCATCCGCCGATATATTCCGCAACGCTATCGCATACCACGTCGACCAGACCAAACTGATCAACGCAATCGTGTGGTCCAGCAATGACCCGAAACAGTTCTACGCCGCCTCCGGCAGCACGAACCTTGAAAAGGTTATCGGATTGCCCAGTGGTACTGTGTCGATCTACAACAACACGGTAGACGTTGGGATCACTCCGAACGCCAACAAGCCGCCACTGGACCAGACCTCGATCTCCGCGATCCAAGCAGCCTTTCCGACCTTCGCAGCGTCGGTCGGGTGGCTTGCTTCGGTGTTCTGGCTCAGTGGCCAACGAAGCTTTCGCTTCGGCTACGGTGCAGGGATCCTCTCTCCCGGACCCGTATACGTCGGCGCATCGTCCGGCGGTGACCAAGCGAACTTCCAGATCGGTGGCTGGAAGTACGACAACTCTGATCCGTTTGACGAGATCTGGTTCCGCGCGGTGGGCCCAGGCAGTGTCGCTGAACGGGGGTACGTGCTCCTGGACCTCGGCACCAACGACTGGCGCCAGCACCCGCCCCGCCTGCGCAAGATATTCGACGGTCTCCTGCGAGACACGATCGCCGCCGTGCCAGTCATGCGGAACCTCTCCGTGCCCACTGACCCACGCCGGCAGCTCCTCGACGTCGTCAAGCTGCCTCCGTCCAAAATCGTCAGCGGTGACGTCTTCGCGCAGGTGGTCGGCAAGCGGATCTCGGACACGCAGGACAACGCCCAGGACTACATCGATGTCCGTGTGCTCTTCGGCCCTGTTGAATCGGCATACTGGGATGTGTCCAATTGGGATCAGGGGGCGTGGTCCCTGTGAAGGAGAGCTGAGATGACGTACACGTCCCTGGCGACGCCAGTCCCGAACACCAAGATCTTGGTGTCCTCCTTCGGTAACCTGGTCAAGCAGGACCTAGACGACCACGAGGGCCGGATGCTCTCGGCCGAGGCCCGGCTCACTGCCCTCGAGCTTCCGACTCGCGCCGACTGCGCCTACTACCTTGCGGGCGCGTCCGGTGCGAACCTGAAAAACACCCCCGCTGGCACCTACACGCTCATCGACGGCTGGACGCCGATCCCACCAGCCGTCTCCTACGCGGGGCTGATCACCCACTCCGCCGGCGTGTTCACCATCGCCAAGACCGGGTACTGGGCCTTCGGCCTGAACTTGCGGTTCAACTCGGGGGGCACTGATCTCTACGCGATGATCGGCGAGTCCAACACCAAGCTCTGGGCGCGCACACCGGTTACAGGGCCGCTGGATGTGGCTGCGAACGTACCGCCACGGCGGTACGTGGTGGGCCAGGAGGTGCGGACGTACGCCTACTCCGGAGCCGCGCGGAACCTCACTCGCGACAGCACCAACGACCTCATCCCCGCCTTCTACGTCACTTACCTCGGCGCGTGACGATCATGCCAGAAATGTCAGACCTCCCAGGTAGACTCAGGGCTGACCTGCACACACGCACGATCGGCAGAAGCCCATGAACCAGGGAAACTGGATCGCCCTCCTGGGCATCGTGGTAGCGCTGCTGGGGATTTGCGTCCCCGTGCTGGTCACCCTCATCCTGAGAGGGAAGGACGCCCACAAGGCTGAGATAGCGCAGCGTGACGCGGTGATCGCAAAGCAAGAAGAGATCATCGAGCGCCAGCGTGAAACGATCTTCGACAACAAGATCTCGATCAGCCAACTTGCCGGCACCGCGGAAAGCGTGGACAGGCTCCTGCGGGCGTTCCCGATACCTCAGCAGGACAGGACCGGACAATGAACAAGTTCGTCATGTGGCTATTGGGGCAGCAGTCAGAGATCGACACTTGCGTCGATCCGAGACTGGCGGAGCTGGACGTGCAGCGTGAGGAAGCTGACGAGCAACGGGCCGAGGCTCGGGAGTTGCGTGCCCGAGCCGAGCACCTGGGGCCGCGGCAGCGGGCACGTCTGCGCCAGAACCACTTCGGCGAAGGAATGCGTGAAGCGTTACACCAGAGAGGCTGGACCCAGAGATGAACGTCTCCGCGACGATTGCTTTGGTGGTGGGATGGATCGGTAGTGCTGCCTTCCTGTTCCCGTACATGAAGTTGGTGCCGTTGTGGTGGAAAGAACCTCACCGAGTTCACGTCGTCGCGTTTTCCAGTGACGTATTTCTGTTCTTCACGCTGTACCTGCTGCGACCGCTCATTGAGCCGCACATCTTCCAGTACATTCGGCTGGTGTTATTGTGGGTTCTTGCACTACTGGCAGCATGGCGAGCCGTCATCTTCCTCGGAGGGCTGTTGCGGTCTCGCAAGAACAGACGCGGGCGCGGAGATATTCTACAGAGCCCTGGAAATGAGGAGAGCTGATGGCCACCGCTCTTGACTATTCCGCCGCTAGGCTGGCAGCGGCCACGATCAAGGCCGCGGGCCATGCCGGCGTGATCCGCTACGTAGGCACTCCCGGCCGGACCAAGAACATCACCAAATCCGAGTACGAGGACCTGACCCGCAATGACGTTGGCGTGGCCCTGGTCTACGAGAACCGGGCTGGTGATGCCAACGGCGGGTTCTCGGCGGGTGCGAACGCTGCACGCGCAGCTCGTGCCGACGCTGACTCGATCGGTTGGCCACGTGACCGGCCGATCTACTTCGCGATCGACTCCGACCAGGTGACCAGTTTGGACTTCCAGGAGGTTTCGGGCTACCTGGACGGCGCTGCGTCAGTGCTGGGGGACGGCATTGAACGAACCGGCGTGTACGGCGAATACGACGTGATTGAACGCAACGTCGGCTCCCACGCCCGACACGGCTGGCAAACCGTCGCGTGGTCAGGCGGCCGCATCTCGAAGAAGGCGGCGCTGTACCAGCGCCTCGGGCAGATCCACATCGGCGGGATCCAGGTCGACGTGAACAGCATCCTGGCCGCCGACTGGGGCCAGCACAACGCACAGGAGGACGACATGCCGGACGAAGCAACGTTCAAGAGGTGGGTCGGAGAAGCCGTCGATTCGCGGATCAGTGCGATCGTCGCGCAGACGCGGGACGCCGTCCGCTACCAGGTGCTCGCCACCGACCACGACCCGAACAACCCGGCCACGTTCAACTTCGACGGCCGGAACATCATCGACATCCTGTTGCAGATCCTCGCCAACACCTTCGCTCTGCTCGCCAAGACCGACGGAGCATCGGCGGAGGAGATCGCGACGAAGCTGCTTCCCGCACTCACCACGGCCATGATCGACGAACTGCAGTCGCGGGATGCGATCAGCGACGAGGACGCAGAGCAGATCGCCAAGGCCGTCACCGACCGGGCCGGCACGCTGCTGCTCTCGGCCGGCCGTACCCAGGAGGTCTCCCAGTGATCACACCCACGAGCAAGCTCAAGACCTGGGCCTCGGCCCTGTTCACTGTGCTGGCCGTCGCCGTTCCGGCGATCTTCGCCGGACCGCTTACCCCGACCGGCTGGACGAACGTCGGGCTGATGGTCCTCGGCACGCTGGCCGTACACATCGTGCCAAACATGGCCGGCTCCGTGGCGGAGTGGTCCAAGTCGATCATCGCCGGGTTCACGACGATCGGGACCCTGCTGGTGAGCTTCTTCGCCGACGGCTCCTACGCGCTCTCGACCCCGGAGATCATGCAGATCGCCGCAGCCGCGCTGGCGATCGTCGGTGTCTACCGGCTCGACGGCCCGTTGTGGACGGACAGGCTCATCGAAGGCACGGTGTCACGGAGTCGCGTCGAACCGATCGACGAGCCGTAGACTCGGATCACCGGGAACGAGCCCAGGAGGACCGACACCATGATGCGCATCTCGCAAGGCGCCGATTGGGCTCGTTTCTGGCCGCTGGCGAACCCCGACGGCACCCCGATCACAGACTGGACGAGCTGGGCTGCCCTCGCCCAGGTCCGCGAAACCCTCGACGCAGCCCAGCCGGTCTGGAGCTGGCAGACCGCCCCGGACGACGACGCTTTCCCCGGCACCGCGTCGTTCGGCGATGGCGGTCTGACGCTCGCGCACGAGGCCGACGACACCCTCGCGTGGACCTGGCGCCTGGGCGTCTGGGACTTGCGCGTCACCAACCCCACCGGCAAGGTCGCGCTCGCCGCGCACGGCCGTGTCATGGTGATCCCTGTGGTCACCCGCACCTGAAGGAGAGACCATGGCTCTGATCACCAGAACGTGTGTCGGATGTGGACAACACGACGACCACCCCAAGCACGTGATCGGCACCCACGACGGCAACGCGATCGCCTGGCACATGGACTGCCACGCGGCCTCCGAGGAAGGATGCGCCAGCTGCTCAGCGCAGAAAGCCAACGCCGAGCATCTGCGCGGTGACGAGTTCCGCGACCACATCACCGGACTCGGGGACGGCTTCCACGCCGAGCTGATGGCCTCGGTCAACCCGCAGGGAGGCGAGTGACATGGCCGGTGGCCTGACCAACGGCGAGAGCGACCGGCTCGTCAACTGCTCCCTCGGCATCACCGCCTACACCGCGCCGACCGGCGCCATGAAGCTCGCCCTCGCGTCGACGGCCAGCTCCGCGTCCGCCGCCGGCACCGAGGTCACAGGCGGCAGCTACGCGCGCCAGGCCATCACCTTTGGCACCCCGGCATCCGGCGGAACCGGCGTCGCCAGCACGGCTGCGACGACGTTCACGAACATGCCGACCATCACCACGACCCACGGTGACATCTACGACTCCAACGGCTCACCGCGGCGCGCGTACTGGGCACCGCTCGGCTCGTCCAAGTCCACCAACCTCGGCGACACCCTGACCTTCCCCATTGGCTCCATCACCGTGGACCTGGACTGAGGGGCCGACAATGCGCCAGTACTGGGTCGCCCCCGTCCCGCCGTTCCACGATGCCGACGGCACCGCGTACGCCAGCAGCACGGCGCTGACCGACGTCAGCCCGACACCGGCCAACGTCATCGCCGCCGGCCAGCTCGAGAAGTACACCGAACTGGAAGTCGAGGCCTTCGGCGAGTTCAGCAACACCGGCACCCCGACCCTCCTGATCGGCGTCTACTACGGCGGCGTCGCCGGCGTCGCGCTGGCCGCGTGCGCCGCTACGGCGACCGCCGCGGGCGTCACAGGCGTGCCCTGGAAGCTGACCTACCGCGGCCGTGTCCGGGCCATCGGCTCCGCCGGCTCGATCGTCGGCCAGGGCGTGCTCGAGCTGGGCACCTCGCTGACCGCGCTCACCCCGATCCCGATCCCCGCGACCAAGGCAGCTCGCACCGTCGCCATCGACACGACCACTGCCAAGGCGGTCACCATCGGCGCGCAGTGGGGAACTTCGAACGCGGCCAACACGCTCACCGTCAACGAGATCCTGGTGAAGCTGATCAACTAGGAGTCCGCGATGGGTCTGGAATTCGCGGCCTCGTTCAACGACGTCGGCGCGTCGCTGGTCATCGATCAGTCGGGCAAGGGCCGGCACCTCGACCTGAGTTCGGCCAACGCCTCCCAGGTCGCAGGCGGGCACGACCGAGGCGCCCTGGGCAAGACCGGCGCCACCATGCCCGTCCTGCCGGCCGCTGTACTCGCCGCATCGCAAACCGACGACCGCTGCATCATGGTCGACTACCAGAGCGACCTGACCACCTGGATCGTCCGGTTCGACGACCCCACGTTCGGCTCCGGGATGTGGGGCCTGCTCAACCTCGGATCACCGAACTCCGTCCAGGGCCAGGCCCGGGACAACAGCGGTTCGCACAACCTGATGACCAGGCCGAGCGCCACGGCCCCCGGAGCATCCTGGCACAACTACGCCCTGGTCTACGTCCGGGCGACCGGCGTCTGCTCGATCTACCGCGACGGCGTGTTCGTCACCAGCCAGAGCTTCACCGCCGGCACCCAGCTCTCCACCAGCGCGACCGCGATCAACATCGCCGAGTGGACGACGACCGGTCCAACCCTTGATAACCTGCGGATCTTCAGCCACGCGCCACGCGCCGACGAGATCCTCGCGCTGGCCAACAGCCCCGTCATGCCTGACTCGCCGATCGCGGTACTCACCTCCGGCGTGCTCGGCCCAGGTCTCTTCCAGCGCCCGTGGCGCGGGACCGGCAGCGATCTGGCCAGCACCAGCTCCCAGAACGGCACACTCGCCATCACCGGCACGTCGGCCGTCGGGCTCGCCGGCACCCTGGACCAGCCCGCGGCGATCGCGCCAGTGGGTACGGCGTCCGTGGGTCTGGCGGCGTTCGCCGATCGTCCCGCTGCCCTCGCCGCAACCGGCGTGGCCAGCGTCGGGCTCAGCGGTACCCGAGATCAGCCTGCCTCCCTGGCCGCCGTCGCGTTGGCCTTGGTGGGGCTCGCTGGCACCGTCACCCAGCCGGGCACGCTGCCAGTGACCGGAGCCGCCGCGGTCAGTCTCTCCGGCACCCGGGACCAGCCGGTGACGCTGCCGGTGACCGGTGCGGCGGCCGTGGCGCTCGCCGCCGTGCTCGACCAGCACGCCACACTGGCGGTCGGCGGGTCGGCGAACGTGGCCCTGGCCGCGGTCCGGGAGCAGTTCGCGGCCCTCGCCCCGCTGGGTCTGGCCGCGGTGGGACTGGCGGGTGTGCTTGAGCAACCGGCGACGCTGGCCGTGGTCAGTGCGAGCACCGTCGGGCTGCTGGCCACCCGCTCCACGGACGGAGCGCTCGTGATCGCCGGAGTCACCACGGTCGGCTTGGACACGCTGGGCACGAAGACAGGCTCCCTGGATGTCACCGCGGCCGCGCTCGTGGCGCTGGCCGGCACCCTGGAGGTCCAGGCCGGGCTGCAGGTCACCGCGGCATCGAGCCTGCAGCTGCTCGCCGGCGTCGAGGTGAGCGGGACGCTGAGCCCTCGAGCCGCTGCCGCGGTGGGCCTGTTCGGCGGCGTCTCGGTGCCCGCGCTCCTGGCTGTCGTCGCAGCGGCGCGTGTGGGGCTGGTGCCGCTTGGGGAAGCAGGTGGCGCGCTCCTGCTCGACGTCGGCCAGCCCCACGACGTCGAGTGGCTGGCGGCCGGCACACCGGAGGAACGGCGCGCGCTGCTCGTCGAACGGGTCCGGCAGCAGCTCTGGCTCATCGCTGGTCCGAGCAAACCGGTGTGACACGGTAGGCTGATCACGCTCGGCCTGTGGATCGGGCATGTGTTAGCTGGTAGCGACACAGAAGGCCCCGTCACCGGTTCTCGCCGGGACGGGGCCTTCGTGCCGAGGCCACCGCGGGCAATTCCAGCTCGCGCACCCAACCAGCCCGGTGCGCTACCCGCGGTCGTTCTGCGGCTGTCCTCGCCTCGAGCTCAGCCGGCCACCCGGTGCTGGCCGGCCCAGCGCTTCCACAGGTGGTCGACTTCCCGCGGTGGCTCGGTGTGTGCGGGACACGTGGCCTGGTGCGTGCACACGGGCAGCGCGATGCCGACCCCCGGCTCGCTGCCCGGTTGGCCTTCCTGCACCTTCAGCCCGGTCAGCTCGGAGCCGATCAGGAGGCCGGGCCCGAGAGCCCCGGTCGGGATGAACCAGCACAGCTGGTCGCGCTTGAACCCCGCAGTCTCGAGCCGGGTGATCATGTCCAGTCCGTGCGCGAACCAGCCGGAGTCCTCGAGCCGCTTTCGGATCTCGAGCTGCCGCATACGTTCGAAGGCATCCATGATCAGATGAACCTCGTCTCGGGAACCTCGGCCCAGGCGATCGAGTCCTGGTTGTACCGTTTCCGGAGCTCGGTCAGGATCGCTTCCAGGTCTTCCGCAGCGGCATGGCTTCCGAGCTTGAACGCGGCGCATGCGTTCTGGTACGGAGAACTGGATTCGGAATACCACACCCCGAAGATCTGTTCCGATTCTCGCGTGATCGCGTGGATGAATTCTTCCACATAACCGGACCAGGCGATCTGGCTTAGCTTGTCGTCGCTGTTTCCGATCGACGCGTAGACGGTGACGCTCACTCGATCACCAGCTCAGCTTGCAGCTGCAACCCGCAGTTCGAGCAGGCCAGCTCCGGAATCACGACGAGGCCGGGCGCGATCTCCTGCAGCTCGAGGGTGTAGGAGAGCCCGCGGGTCTCGCAGTCGTTGTCAGCCTGCCCGTGGCTGCTGACCTGCAGTGTGCGCATCACCACCCGGGTCAGCGGGCCAATGTTGCTGGTGGCGTGGACGATCGTGTTCATGCGTTTTCCCTTACCAGGTCTTGTTTCTTGCGGAGGTCATCGATGATCTTCTTGCGGTATTGCGTTTCGTCGAACGGCCACATCGACGGTGGAGTCACCAGAGCCAGGCCGATGGAGGCGAGGGCGAGAGCGTCGGCTTCGTCGTTGGCGTTCTTCCGCGTCGTCGGTTCCCATTGCGCCCAGACTTTCGAGGCGTACATCGCCATCGCGCCCTTGTCCGCGTTGCCGGCGCTGGTGATGAACATCTTGCCCTGGCCGGGCGTGGCGTGGACAACGGGGATGTCCCAGGCGAGCAGCGAGCCGACGATCCGCCACCAGAGCCCGGCTCGGTCGATGAGGCTGCCGGCGAACGTGGCCGAGTTGAACAAGGTCTCGATCACGACAAGGTCGGCAGACTCACTGTCGTGTGCGCCTTGACGAAGTTCACCAGGACCCAGGGCAAAGTCGAGGATGTGGTTGCTGATCATGCTCTGTCGGTTGAACCGTTGCTCCAGCGAATCAGCCTGCTCGCCTTTGCTCACAACAGCTTTCGTGGTAGGGACTCCGTCCACAATGGACGCGAGCCCTGTACCGGTGAGCGAGAGGTCGATCCCGACGATCTTCATAGCCATCCTTTGCGGTTACTCGTGGTCCAGAACAGGACAGCCATCTCCGCGGCGAGAACATCCGAGCCTCGCAGACCCAGGATCAGCACCACGAGCAAGACACCAGCGAACGGTCCCGCACTGACCCAGGCATCGGCTGCTCGGCCGGGGATATCCCAGTCAGTGCGGGCACTCATGAACGTGGTCCGACGCGACCGGGCATCGCCGGTGGGATGTTGAACTTTTTCTCGAGGAAGGCACGCAGCTGGGCGCCGTAGTCGGTGAGCGGTTTGCCGCGGGAGTTGGTGCCGTCGACGGGTGTGTTGAATGCCTTCATCTGTTTCGAAGCCGGCCAGCCCAGTTCCTCTTCGATCTTGAGCATCGACTCCTTACTCGGTGAGCGGTTTCCGCTCATCCAGTGGAAAAGCGTACCGCGGTGCACCCCCAACTTGTCCGCGATCTCCTGGATTTCCATACGGGCACCTTACCAGTTGGACGACGTCATGTGTTGTACTGCGTGTAGTCCAGAGGGTAAACTCCCGGGCTACGCGCCGACAAGAGACGAGGGGCACATGAGACTCAGGCCGATCAAGCCAAAACCGCCGGGCTACCGCACCGCTCAACTGGTGCTGGTCCCGGTGATCGCCGCACTGCTTGCGCTCAACGGGCTGATCGTGGCGTGTAACGATAAGGAGAACTCGTGGAACAGCCCGCGGAACACCCCGAGCGAAGCGCCGGTGCTCCCGGCCCGTCGGCTGGCTTCGGAGATCCAGACCACACCGACGCCGGCGACCTTCACGCCAGATGCTGCAGCAACCCGGACACCGGGTGCGGGTGCAGGGACTGGCTCCCCGAGCCAGGAGACCCTGCCTACCTCGGTTGGCTCACCGAGCTCGACGAAACCCTCTGACCAGCAAGAACAGCAAAATTTTTCGGCGCGTCCCACCGTGCTTCCTGAATCGATTCAGAACGACGGGCTGACCCCGTGCCAGCGGTCCGCGGCCGCGTGCTTCGGTGTCGGTGGCCTCGACTCGTTGCTGGACAACCTCGACGGGATCGGTACCCAGCGTGGGAACAGTCAGTTCTGCTTCGAGTTCCAGGATGGCTGTGAGCGTCGATGAGCACCGAGATGCCCAGTCCGCAGGAATGCAAGGCCAAGGCGATCATTCTGATCCGGGACTCCTCGAATCTGCACGACCTCACCGAGCAGAGCGTCATGGTCCAGGCCGCGCAGGTTTGGGCGACGCTGGCCACCGTGCCCGAGCCGCTCGAGGAGCTCACCGCGGTCGCGCCGACGTGGGTCGGGGGCCCCACGATCGAGCAGCCGCCGGTGCTCGTCTGCCCGCACGGGTACCAGGCCCGGATCGACACCATCGAGGCCGAGGGCCGGCCGGTCCAGCTCCGCTACACCTGGCACGACTGCCCCAGCCCGAGCTGTCCATGAGTGTGACCAAGGGCTACCCGGTCCGGCTCAAGCCGCGGTCGCCCTCGCAGCTGCGGGACGTCCCGTGCGGCCGCGCGCCGGCGGGCCTGTTCGACATTCCACCGCGGCCCGCCCGCGGCGCCAGGCTCCGGGCTCGACAGTTGCAGGTCGCCATGGCCCAGGCGGTGTGCCGCGGCGTCCCGGGCCGGCCCGGGTGCCCGTTCCGGCTCGAGTGCCTGGCATGGGCGCTGCAGGCCCGTGAGATCGGCGTCTACGGTGGAGTCGAGGTGACCTCAACAATCTTGCGGAATGAGCAAAGCCGGCGGGAGATGATGGATCGTGCCACCGAGGAAGCGGCAGCACCGGCGAACCAACGGGGAAAGCTGGCAGAACGATCCGGACAAGCCGGCGGAGGTGAACCGGCACGACCGCAAGCCGAAGGGCCAGCCCGAGTATCTTGATCACCCGAAGAACGCCAAGGGCGAGAACATCTGCGGTGGCCGCAAGAGCAACGGGAAGATCTGCGAACTCACCGCGGGGCTGTACACCGACCACATCGGCTGGGGAAAGTGCAGCTTCCACGGAGGCAACACTCCGACGTTGCGGACGAGCGCAGCGCGGTACATGGGCGGAGAGGTGATCGACCGGATGACGAATGCGTACGGGCTCGGCGGGCCGGTCGAAATCACCCCGCAAGAGGCACTACTGCAAGAGGTTCGCCGCTCAGCTGGGCACGTCGGGTTCCTGAAGGACCGGCTGAACATGTTCGACTTGAAACTTGGCGAGGAGGTTCTTTCCGAAGCCAAGCGCGAACTGGTGGAGCTGTACCAGAAGGAACGGCTCATGCTTGTCAAGGTGGCCAAGGCCGCGGTCGACGCGGGCATCGCACAGGAACGTGTGCAACTGGAGCGGGAGAAGGGTGTCAAGCTAGTAGAGGTCCTGCGCAAGGTCTTCGACGGGCTGAGCTTGAGCATCGAGCAGCAGCGCCTGCTTCCTATCCTCGTGCCGGCGGCGCTACGCGAGCTCACTGAGCCGAAGACCGTGATGCAGCTGGAGCAACCTCCGCAGTTGAGCGGCGGGTAGTCCGTATGCTAACGTCGAAAAGACGCTGCGTGGCGCAGCGGGCCGCCGGGTTTCCCGATTCAACTCCCCCTCGTCCCGGCGGTCGGAAACCCCTTGCCTGGTCTGCTTGGACCCCACTAGACCGACTGGGCGAGGGGTTTCTTCTTGTCCACGAGTCATCCAACTGGTAACGTCAATCCTCTACCAGCGAACAAGGAGATCCCCGATGGGAGCGATCATCGTGCAGGAGCAGCCCGAGGTCAACATGACCACCGAGGCCGCCGAACAGGCGCTCGACCAGAAGATCACCACCCCGGACAACTGCATCTGCGACTACGCCACAGTCCTGCCGTACCACCTGCTCCAGCGGGTGATCAATCCGGCGTGCACCGTGGAGCACGGCGTGGAGCTGGAGCGGGAGCGCGACAAGTGAGTAACCCTGTGGTCATCAGGGTCTCCGTTGAAACACCTACGGAGTCCTATACCACTGACTTTGAAATTCCGCGGGAAGAGTGGAATGCCATGACGCCCGACGAGCGGGTCAAGTATGCGGAAGACACTGCTTCCACGGAGTTCTTCAGCTCTTGTAACTACGGATACTCGGTGCAGGAATGAACGATCTCCGGTTCGATGTCTGGGAGCAACAGGGCCGCGGCCGTGAAACGACCGGCTGGTCCAACGTCCTTCGCAACGTCTCGTTCGACGAGGCCGAGCAGTATGAGCTCGCGGCAGAAAACCGGGTGCATGTCGAGATCCATGTTCCTCCGCACTTGCGGCTGACGTCATCCACTGGGTAACGTAAGGGCATGGCGAACACGAACCCGAGACGCGATGAAATCGCGAAGAAGACCAACGATGCCACCCGGGCCAGGATCGCAGCACGGCACAAGATCCTGGGCGACCGCAGTGTGGGTAAGGATCCGGATCACCCGGTTCCTGGTTCGCAGAGATGGGCCGAGCAACAGGGGCTCGCCGAGAAGAAGGAAGACCCGAAGTGAGCGAGACGTTCAAGGCCGCACTCGACGCGGCGCTGCAGTTTCACAACAGCCACACCGGGGACGCGTCCAAGGGCGATATCCTTGACACGGCTAAGATTTTCTACCGGGAGCTCGCCGTGGCGGCTCCGAGCGGTGTCGACAACTTCACCGAGGACTGGGATCGTCAGGTCTGGACCTGGCTTCGCGTGCTCAACGGCGACCAGCTCGGCTGCGTCTCGACCGCCGTACAGCGGATCTCCGCCGAGCGGAACCCGTCCGTGGCACCACTACTTGCGCAGCCTCCGGGCCCGTACGCATCGGTGCCGCCCGTGCACCAGGAGGCCTGGGCCCTGCTCGACAAGCTGAACGGTCCGCAGCTGTACCCGGGCACCGCGGCGCCGATCGGCCCGCTCGTGACCCGTGACGAGCTGGAGCAGCGTCTCGCCGAGCTCGGCGGTGACCGGAACAACGCCGGCGAAGTCGCGACGGCCGCCGGATCATGGCGTGACCGCACCCTGGCACCGGAGCCCGCTGCAATCAGCGAGGCTCTCGGGCGACAAGACGGGGAGACGCTGCTCGCCACCGCCGAGCGGGTCGCTACCGAACTCGCGGCTGCCAAAGACAAGATCCGACAGCTCGAGGGCAACTCGCTCGTGCTCCCGTACCCGCAGATCCTCGCCGCGATCAACGAGACCCTGGGCCGCCGGTCCAGCGAGGCACCGACCGCGGCCGCCGAGCGCGTGATGTCGGAGCTCGCGGGATGGAAAATCCGAGCCGAGCACGCCGAGGCGCGGGTCACCGCAGCCAGGCCCGTCGCGCCGCCTCTGGCCGAGGCCGGTAACCAGATCCGGATCCGCACCCGCGGCGCCGACGTCTACACCTCGACCACCGTGGCCACGGAGCTGGAGTACAGCCCGACCGAGGGGTTCTTCGCCCTTGTCCCGCCGGGCGCGTTCGCCGAGGGCCGCCGGGACGAGATCGCGACCGAGAGCATCGACGCGCTGCTCAAGGCCCTCGCGCCGGCCAAGCTCAGCGGGACGATCCTGCAGCAGGTGAAGGTACTCGTCGGTACCGTGTCTGGTCTGCGCAACCGGATCAAAGAGCTGGAGACAGGGCGGGAAACCTTCGAGAGCGAGATCCGGACTCTTCTGGGCGCCCAGGACGAGCAGGAGAGCGATGATCACTGGTGCCCCCGGCAACCGACCCTCGATGCAGTACAACGGGTAATGCGCAGGTTGCTCGAAATCGACCGCCACGCCGATGGTGCGAAGAAGACAAAGCACGAGGTCATCGACGCACTCCAGAACACGTGGCACTACGACGGGCACAAGGAGCTGAAAGCCTGATGGCGATCACACGGTTCATCAGCTCCTGGCGGAAGCCCGAGGGCCTCGACATCGGGGAAATGCGGCGGCATCACGACATGCTGCTGGCGCTGCGATATCTTGCCGACCACCCTGATGAGGAGATCTGGATCCCCGGAACATCCATTGCCCTCGTCGAGGAGCTCACACGACTCGTCGAGGCCTGTGGCGGCAATGGGAACGTCATGGTGATCGATAGGCTCAAGGAAGCCGCCACCCCCGACCAACCAGCGGGGCGAACCTGGTCCCTCGTTGACCCCACGAAAGCGGAAAAGGCATGACCACCAGAGACCGGATCTTCGCCGAGATCACCGCGGAACGGCAACGGCAAGACGAGAAGTGGGGAGAGCAGAACCACCCGCTCACTTTCCCCGGAAGTTATCGGACGCCCGAGTTCTGGCACACCGAGGCTGAGTCCTGGAAGCAGACCAACGATCACCGCGCCGGGGTCCGGAACGCTGATGGATACCCCGCGGACCGCAACCGCGCCTGGGACGGGATCCTCGAAGAAGAGGTCGCCGAGGCCTTTGGCTCCGGACGCGTGGGCCTGCAGTACGCGGAGTTCGTCCAGGCTGCCGGCGTCACCGTGGCGATCCTTGAGCTGCTCAATCGCCAGTGCTTCGAGCAGACTGGCCACCTCGCCTCGTGTTCGGCGCTCGACGTCGACTGGGTCGTCACTGCGCCGGAGGCCTGCGACTGCGAGCCGAAGCTGCGGTACGAGCCCAAGCGGCTGGACACCCTGTTCGATACCTGGGGGATCTGGGATAACCGCGAAGAGGACTTCTGGCCAGGCGACGTCGGCAACTCCGAGGGAGACTGCCGGTCGCGGGCGAGGGCCCTGAACGAGGAGTGGGCGATGAAGCGGTCCAAGGAGGACGTGTGAGCGACGAGTTCTGGACACCGGAAGAAGACGCCGAGTTCGCCCAGGCTGAGCTGGACGACGCTGCAGCGAGTCAGGCGGCCGAAGACCAGTTCCCGACCGGCTGGACCGACGTCGGTGTGACGACGGAGCCGATCCAGCTCGGCCGGAGCATCGTGATCGGGCCAGCGGAGCTCTACACGCAGCCGGTGACGAGCCCGATCTTCGAGGCGATCGACCGGGCCAGCCAGGACCGGACACCTGTCGTCGAATCCACTACTGACATAGGCTCATTCGCCCGGATCCTGGAGTCGCTGACCGAGAGTCTCACCAGCTTCACCAAGACCGTCCAGGGCGCCGCGAAGACGGCCAGCTCCGCCGGAGACAAGCTCGACGCCCTCGAGCAGATCTACGGCCCGCTGACCCACCACCGGCGCCAGGTGGCGCTCATCGGCACCGGGAAGCGTCGGCATCGTGCGACCCGAGGCACGCGGACCGAGCTCGGCCTGAACCGCGCTGAGCACGCGCGTCGACGGCGGCTGTACTCCGAGCGGCTCCGGCGCGACCGGCGGCGGATCCGGAAGGGCCGGGCGCCCATCCTCCGCTCGAGCACCTTCGAGGCGGTCATCCCGAACGCCCAGATCAACGTCACGAAGGCCGGCCCCGAGTACTGGGGCATGGAGATCGTCGCAGCTCCCTGGGTGCCCGAGGACCAGGCCTACATCATCGACCCGAGCACCCTCGACGGCTATCGGTTCACCGAGCCGAAGGACCTCGACGTGGACCTCGCCACGTGGCGAGCGAGTTGGCGCGGCCGGTTGATGAGCACCCTCGGGCTGTACAGCGGCCTCACGGGCCGGACGCATCGGGTGACGAACTTCCTGATCCAGGCCGACACGGGGCGACGCCGTGGATACCGGCCCAGCCGGGTCTGGGTCGATAACGTCGAGGTGGACGTTGACCGCTGGCTGGACGACGGGGGCGCGTGATCATGCAGATCTGGGACTCCATCCTCGACCGCCTGCTCCAATTCGGTGGCACCGTGCGCAATGGCCGCCGAACCCCGGAGACCGTCTACGCCTCGTTCGACGACAACCTGGACGACCGGACCACGAACTTCCCGCTCTTCCTCGTGCCGGAGGAGCCGTTGGCCCGGTTCGTTGTCGAGGCCGTGCAGGAGAAGCTCGCCCGGGCGCGGCGTCCCGCGGACCCCGAGGCCTGGCTCGCTGACCAGCTAGCCCAGCTGCCGGTCGGCGCGGCGATGGACTCTCGTCGTGATGCCTGCCTCGAGCCCGGTCCGAACTACGGCCGATGGACCACCACCCTCATCGCAGGCAGTCCCACTTTTACGGCCATCGAGAAGCTCGCGCAGGAGTACGGCGAGATGTGCGCGGCCCGTGCACTCTCCGAGTACGAAGACCTGACCATCGTCACGAAGGATGAGGGCGGTCTACACGTGCTCGTCGGCGGCGTCGAAGTCCGACCGCTCGCTGACGTATTCCCGGACGGCGGTGTCGCGCTTCGGGAAATGGGCGCCGGTCCGCTCGCCGTGGTGCACGGCCTCGATGAAGGCGAAGTCGTCCGGTGACCGCGTTGCCGGCTCCGTCGCTCCCGCGCTGCCAGTGGTGCGAAGACATGTTCCTGACCGAGCAGGCACGCGACTGGCACGAACCGAAGTGCAAAGACAACCCAAACTACACACCGCCAGCAGAGGATTGAACCATGGATGACGGGGACATGGCACGGGCAGAGCGACTCGCGAGGCAGCTTGCTGACGCAAAGCACGATCGGGACAGGCCTACGCCGGAACAGGGCAACCAAGGAGATTCTCAAGACAACGAGGAATCCTCGTGATCGCCGTTACCCTTCCACATAGACTGCTCGTCACCGGTAGCCGGCACTACGATGACCGGGCCAAAGTCCACAAAGCACTGTGGCCATGGAGCATCGTGTCCTCGTGCATGCTCATGCCCTTGACGCTGGTGCACGGAGCGTGCCCGTACGGTGGTCTGGACATGATCGCCGCGGAGACCTGGTCCGAGTGGGGTTTGCCGGTGTACGCCGTCCCGGCGGAGAACGAGGCCCACACCAGCCGGTTCATGGGTCCGGAGCGCAACCAGAAGATGGTCGACCTCGGCGGGTACGCGGCGTGCCTGGCCTTCCCCATCGACCAGAGCTTCGGCACCCGGGACTGTATGCGCCGGGCTCAGGCCGCCGGCATCCTCACCTTGGAGGTGAAGTGAGTATGACTGCTCCCTCGGTTCGACTTTGGGAAGTTGAGCACCCCTATTACTGCGCCGAAGGCAACTACTTCAGCAACGAGTGCCATCAGGAATACGGTTCATGGCAAGCTTTCCTTCGTACAGAAGGTGATGCGGACATGGACTACAACCTGGTGTACCGATGGGACTGGGAGTGCGATGACGACGAAACGGACACCGTCGATGGTCGCAAGGAGTATGCTTCCAGGTTCGGAATGCGGGATCATGCCTGGACCTTGAAGCTCTTTTTCATGGGTCAGCGCAAGGCACTCGCTCGAAGCGTTCACGTGAGCGTGTGCAAGGACGATGAGCCATCCGTGCGCGTATGGCTTAGCGAACGAGCTGAGTATCTCCGTAAAATTTGGGAGCCGTTGCTGTGACTGTTCCGAACCATGACTGGGCCAAGGTACTCGCTGAGCCGACAACCGAGACGATCGACTTCGAACTCCGGCAGGACGTTCGGATCCCGGTCAGTGACATCGCCAAGTACCGGTTCAACGGCGCCGGCTTCATGCTCAAGCTCAGTCCGATGCAGACTGCCGCTTTGCATATCATGGTCCGTCGTGCAATCGCCGCAGAGATGCAGAAGCTGGTGCACAGCTACAACACCCGCCCTGGTGGCCTGGTGTCTCCGTCCAATGTGGCCTATCACATCGCGGAAACAGCAGAGAAGATCCGCACATGGCTGCCGTCCTGGTGCGTGATCACCACTTACGCTGACGGCGCTCCGGACGAAGAACAACCCTTTCCGTATCTGGACGATGCGGTACTCGACGCCGGGCTTGAGATGCCCGGGATGACCAAGAAAGTTCGGATGCGATGACTGAGCCGAAGACGACGTACACCCGCGCCGAGATCCGAACGGTCCGTGAAGCGTTTCGGGACTGGAAGTTCGGACCTCGGTCCATCGAGCCGGATGGTCGGGTCACTGTGCTCTATGACCAGCGACCCACGGAACAGTCGATCGGGTTCGTGTGCCAGCACGAGCACGGTTGGTTGTTGGTCAAGGACGCGGACGACCTCCGGAGCCAGGCGAAGCGGGGAGTCCCGGGGGCGTGGCGTGTGCTCGTACACAGCCTCGACGGTTCCGAAGTTCTGGTCGTGCCGACGGAATGGGAACTGGAGAGGGGCGGGTTCCGGGTGACCGTGGACGACGAACCGGCCGAGGAGGAAGGGCTGAAGGACGGCGAGTACGAGGCCACGGAAGCCGACGAACAGATCGACCGAGGCATCGACTCTCTCCACCGCCCTACCGTCGACGGGCTGAGCGCTGCTCGAGCACAGGCGCATTTCACGGCGTCGATAGCGATCTCGTTACGGGAGCTTCTGGCCTTGTACCGGAAGTACGAGCCGGAGAACATGGAGGTCATCGTCGATCCGGGGCCGGACGAGGACCAGGAGAAACGGGCCGCAGCGGATGTGCCGGTGGATCGGCTCGATGGTCCGGTTGCCGACGAAGTGTTTCCCTGGGCGAGATGACCGTGTCGATTTGCGCGGGATCCGCCCACCGTTCACCGATGCCCGTGTCCTTTTTGGACAAATCCGCCCACCGTTTAGATACACCTCTCATCGAGGAGGCGAGACACATGTCGCCCTCGCCGTGGCCTCGCGAGCTCGGAATCCGAGAGACGCAGTCGGTGCCGGTTCTCGCGATTGCGCCCCGTTGGGTGCGGACGGAGCGGAGATGGTGGGATCCGCGTCCGCGGATCACTGTGACGGTGCGCGCGAGACTGATGGGCGGGGTCCGGGTGTACCGGTTCTGGACTGCTGCCTCCGCCGAGCAGCGGGTGCAGAGGTTCCTCGACGCTCACCGGCGGATCTACCGCATGTACGCGCAACCCGCTGCGCCGGCTCGAAGTGGAGCCGTGTAGGCTATTCTCTCGAAGTGGGGAGATGCCACTTCACCGGCCCCATGGCCTGCTCTCGGCGAATTTCATCATCCGCGGCCACCCCCGCCGGCGCCCAGAGTGGAGCCATGGGGCTCTTTGCGCGTTCATGATCCACTAGTCCAGTTTGATCATGGTCTAGTGTTGATCTCACTTTCCGATGATCTTGGTGACTGTCCACTGTGGACTTGATCATCGGACTCCCTTCCTACGGACAGGGTTGACAGACTTCGGGACCCGGGTGTATCTGCGCACCCGGGTTCTTCTCATGCTCCGGGGTCGCCGGCGCTACCACAAGGATGAGACCGTTCTGTTACCCAACGACGTGATCCAGGTGCTAACGTGGTCGTCAACAGCCCAGAGAGCACAGGGAGAACGCAATGACTTGGATGACGGTCCAGATTGACGGCGACACTGCGGCTACCCGTATCAGCGAGGGCTACCCGCCGGTTCTCGCGCCGGAGTACTACGCGGAGGACCTCGAAACGGTTCGCGTGGTCCACGCGACGTCGGGGGACTTCTCGTGCAAGCACTGCGGTGAGCGCTGGAGCACGCAGGACGAGGACCGTGACGAGGTGGCTGCGCAGGTGTGCCCGCAGAACGTGTGCGAGGACCCGCAGTGCGAGTGCGGAGAGCACACTCACGAACTCGAAGACGCGCCGATGACGTGGTTCGAAGAGGCCACGATCAAGGTGGACCAGCGACGGGAAGAGGTGTCCGTGTCGTTCGAGGTCAACGGCAAGCGCTTCCGGATGGGCGTGCACTACGCCGCGAACGTCGACGAGGGTGGCTCCCTGGTCCTGAGCTTCCCGGGCACCTCCGGCACACGGGAACTCGCCGGCCGCACTGTCGTCGCGGACTGACACCGGCCCCTGGCACCACGGTAGGTTCCCCGCCACGGCGGGGCGCCCTCCGCGGCTCCATGGACCACAGTGGACACGACGAAAGGACCTCGCCATGCCGCACACCAACCCGTTCGCTCCGGACCCTGCCAACCCGTACACGTCGTGGTCCTCACAGGAGCTGGAAAACGCCAGGGGCACGTGGGCCACCCCGCAGGCGGAACAGTTCGACCGTCCGGATGCTGTCCGTAAAGCCAGTCATGTTGGGGAGGAACTCAGCCGGCGCGCGGACGTTGATCGTGCCGTCGAGCTCTGGGAGCGACTGTGCGCTGTCCCGTTCGTGACCGGCGAGACGCAAGGCGAGTACCTTTACTCCACGCGGCACCTGAGTCCCGAGGGCCGCGGCCGGACCGTCGGCGCTGTTTCACGGATGCCGAGCCGCGAGGAACTCGAAGCGCTGGTCCTGAGCGACGGTGAGGAGACCACCTACCCCACCCACGACGTCACGGAGCCCAGCGGCTACCACTGGACTCAGGACACGTCGCCGTGGTCCGGCGGGCTCCGCCTGTACCCCATCACCCTCACGCTGATTTCCTGCGGTGACTACCACGGGTCCGACGTCGATGCGGCCAACAACCGCACCCTTGCCAGGTACGCGGGAGTGACCGTACGCGAGCCGAACACCGGAGGCATGAGCAGTGTGTTCAACGTGTCCACCACCGTCGTCGGTGAGATGTCCACCTTCGCAGACGATCCCGAGACGCGTGACCCGCGCGACGTGCGTACCGAGGCATTGGACGCGTTGGAGTTTCTCGTAAAGACCATGGAAGGCCTGATCGACTACGCGTTGATCGACGAACAGGCTCATTCCGAGTACCTGGTAGAACTTGCCGAAGGGGCCTGGTCCGATCACCTCGAATCGGACACCCGCGACGCGCTCGCGGACATTGCCCGAGACACTCTCGACTTTCCCCACGGTGTTACCGGTTTGGGCGTGTTCGACGACGCTGAGGACCTGATCGATGCGCTCTACGCTGCGTCGGGGAACCGGCTTCCCGTGCCGACGTCGTTGGACGGTGACGACGCGGTTCGTGTGGCCTATTTCGAATTCGACGAAAACGAGTGGAACGCGGAGACGGCTACTAGCGTCGTGAACGACCGGCACGAGGACGCCGTGAAGCACGTCGCGCGGACCGTGTTCGGCTGGAACGTCCCGTGATACGCGCGGTGACCCGGTACGCAGACCGTACCGGGTACCCTGCCCTGTTCGATGTCCTGGCCGTGCGTGGCGGGCAACTGCGAGTGCAGTTCGTCGGACACGCCGGCCCGGAGGGCGAACCCGTCCCCGCGGCCCCTCCGCTCCCTGGTCCTCAGTGGCTTTCTGCCCGACGCTTCCGACTGTCCGAAGAGGAGTAGCTGTGTTCACCGTAGCCTCTGCGCCTTCGTCGCTTTCCTCGCGTGTCCGGGCCGGCGTCGCTGCACTGGACAGCGTGGAACCGTTCTGGCCCGTGGCCATGAACGAGCACACCCTTGACGTGGGTTCCGACACGCGGTGTCCCCTCGGGCAGCTCTGGGGACAGTTCTCGCGCGGCCTGAAAGCACTGGGCGTACCCGAGGACGACGCGGCTCTTTACGGGTTCGACTCGCCGACAGCGTTGGATGAGTCCGTTTCGGAGGATGACGACAGTTTCGCGGATACGGTCGAACAGGAGTACGCCACCCTGTCCCGCATGTGGCGCTACGTGGTGCGCAATCGCACTGAGGGCCGTATTGTCATCGCCACGTGACCTTCACACGTAGTCCATAGGCTAACGTCAGTGCCATGGCCAGAAAGGTAGGCAACACGATGCCCGTACCCACCCCCGTCATCACGAAGATGACCTATCACGCGAACAGCGACACGGGATGCGAAGTCCACGTGTGGACGGAGAAACACGGCGAGATGGACATCACCCTGACCGTGGACCAGTACCACCGGATCCACACTCAGCTCGCCGACACAGGTCGGGCGACGGTGCCGACGTACGGGACGGCGGCAGCATGAAGACAAACACCCGTCACCGCACGCACGTCGTGTCCGTGTCCATTCAGGACTCGCCGATCCTGCCTGTTCCGTTCGCGCAGGAAGGGACCGTGATGTCCCTGACCCGTGCAGAAGTCGACTGGCGACGGCTGGGCCCCGAGCCCTGGCGCCTGTACGTCGTCACGGTCTGGGGCGCCGCGAACAACGGCTCCGGCGTGCGCGTCGATTACTTCCCCGACAACCCGATTAAACAGCCGCCCCCGGAGCTGTCCGAGTGGATCGCGTCCACGCATCCGGGCCGAGTCAGTGAGGAGAGCACGGCATGAGCGAGGAAAACCGCACCCGCGTGTGGCTGGTCAAGACGCCTGAATACTTCGACGCCGTGATCGTGGCGTTCGCGGAGCCGGACAGCGACGAGTGCGCTGGCATCTTCCTGTACGAACCGGGCACGGACCCGGTCGAGTTAGTGACCGTGGGCATTGACGGCGTGGCAACGGAATTCGAACACGCCTCCGTCACGGCCACATTCGACCGCGGTTGCGAGGACGAGGAGGCAGACGTCTCCTATCCCGGCGACGAGATGATCACTCTCGCCCAGCGTGATGCAGACGTGGCGGCCGCGGTGGAGGCGCACGAAACCCTGGCGGGCAACCACGAGAAGCTCACGGAGCAGGCGCGGGCACTAGTCGCCGCTGTGCAGGAGGAACACCGGGCCACACACGAACCTGGACCGATCGAACTGTGCGGGTACGCGACGTGTCAGACTGCACGTGAGGTGGACCTGTGACCGCCGGGGCGCATTCCGCCCACCGTTCGCGGTTTCCTCGGCGAAGACACACCCGACGTGCTCTGTGCCGAGCCATGATGCTCACGGAGATGGAAGCTTTGCGGTTCCGGGCAGAGTGGGCTGTGTTCGTGGCACGGGTGGCCGATCAGCGGTACGACACGACCCGTGCGGCCATGTACCGGCAGATGGCCGAAGACTGCGCACGGGGCGCGAAAGAGCTCTACGTCCGGGCGGAGAAGTGCCGGCCCTGGCGAGAACGCGCGTGGCTCGCCCTGGTGAAGTGGAGCCGCGCACTCCGGCGGTCACTGGGTGCCGGAGCGGAGCCGTGATGCCGGCAGGGATCTGGGCCGACGTAGTGGACTCGCTGTCCGGTCGGCGCTACGGCGGAATGGAGTGCACCCACGGGATCCCTGACCGAGGTGACTTTCTGCTCACCCGAGAACCCCGGGGAAGGGGTGTCACGGAACCGGTGACGTGGGTGGTGGTCGTAGAAGTGGCCTGGATACCGGAGCAACATCGTGTGGTGCTTGGTGTCCGGAAAGCCATCCTGCCGACGTACCTCAGTCAGGCCGTCGACGGTACGTGAGCCGGTGGACATCGGCAAGGTCAACAACCGAGACCTTGCCGTGACCCATAGACGTTAGCCATGGGGTAACGTGGCTCCTGTCAGCACGCCGCTACCAACGGAGGTCACCGTGACCAGCACCCTTAACAACGTCACCACGCTCCCAGTCCGCCGCGGTGCCCGCGTGCTGTCCGAGCTCGGGCACATGCGGGGCGTGGGCTACGTGGAAGGCTTCTCGTACAACCCCGAGCACGCCCCGGGCGGTGTGCGGCCGGTGCCGGTGGTGCGCTGGGCCAGTGGCGTGGTGAGCTGGCACGAGCCGAGCGAACTCGTGGCCGTGGAGCTGGGCACTGTGCTCACCGAAGACGTGCACAACAACGTGGGCCGGTTGTGCATGGTGCCGCTCTACCTCGTCGGCGCCGGCGAGGAGGGCCGTACGTGGCGCCTCGTGTCCGCGGTGAGCGGCAACCGTTACCTGGTGGTCAACCTGCGGACGGGGCGTGTGCTGGTGCTGGAGCACCGGAGCTTGACCAACCTGTACTGAGTCCACAGTGGACGC